TGTTCATCTGATAAGGTGTCAACTTTGCCTTCATTTCTAAGACACATAGCGTATAGTTTATCTTTATATTCTTGGGCATCTGGACCTATTATATGAACTTTGTAAGGCATGAAGTTTTGTTTAGAAGGTGTAACTTTCCAAGCCTCTTCTAATGACGTAAAAAAATCTTTCTCAATATCAACGTTATTGTCATAAGCATCAAGGTGCCTTCTATCTATAAATGTTTTCACACACTATTCCTTACTGTAGTAATAATACTTTCAATCTCGTCATCAGTTAACCAAGCATGAATCGGTAGTGATACTATTGTATCTGAAACTAATTTAGAATTTACACACTTATCTTTCTTGTGCGGTATGTTCAAATACATTGTATTATTTGATAACGGCTTTTCATAGTGTATAGAAAGTCCTAATTTATCTTTTACTTTTTTACGAGTTTCTTTGTCTTTTAATCTTATTGTATATTTGTGCCAGTTGTGATTCAACAATTCATTTGGTTGTTGCGTTACAATAGGCAAATTTGAAAAGGCATCATTATATCTTTTTGCGATTTCTTGTCTAGTAGTTTGTGTTTCGACAAGATTTTTCATACGCTGTTCAATTATCATTGCATTTAAAACATACATTCTACTGTTATGTCCTAGTATATTAAAATCTTTATCTTTGCCGTGTCTTCTTAGTTTCCTTACTGTGTCAGCAGTACTTTCATTATCTGTCATAAAGACACCGCCACCGTTTATTCCAGCAATTACCTTATTTGAATTAAAACTATAAGAACTACAATGTCCTATACTACCTGCTTTTGTACCATCATAACTTGATCCAATTGACTGTGCGGCATCTTCAATAAACCAAATTTTATTTTCTTTACAATATTCAATTATATCTGTAACATCAACCATATTACCAAACAGGTGTGTATAAATGATTGCTTTAGTTTTTTCAGTAGTCATTCTTTTGATACTATCAAGGCTTACATGATATGTGTCTAAATTAATATCACAAAATACAGGTGTAGCACCTACCATACTAATACAAGATGAACTTGAGATCCAACTAAAGTCAGTAACTAATACTTCATCTCCTGGTCCTACTCCGTGACATGCTAAACTAAATCCTAGGGCATCTGTAGCACTTGCTACACTTACTACATGCTCTCTGCCTGTATAGTGTTTAATTTTATCTTCAAACTTTTCGTTGTTTTCATAATTAAGTTGACTCATAAATGAATCAAATATATCTAAGTACGCCGCCTTATTTTTGAGATACTCTCTATCCCATCCGTCATAACTAATCATCTAATGCCTCCAGTATTGGATTAATGTCTGGAACATTATTATCACGTTTCCAATAAACACTTCCTCCGTCTTTCATATCTTTATCTCGTAAGTAAATTACATCTTTTTTATAATATTTGCATTCTTGAAAAATCCTAGGAGCAGGATCAAATGTTTCTTTTGTATATACATATGTTTCAAACATACCCATAAGATTTTCAACCGGTACAAATACATTGTTATTCTTTATATTAACATATTTTTCATCATATGTCAAGACCCCATGGTCAGGAAAATTATCTAAAACTTGCTCTACAGTAGCATAATACTTGTCATTAGTTCCTAAAAATAGATATTTAAATTTTATATCTTCAACGTAAGGTTTATATATAGAAAAATTAATTGTCTTTTGAAAATGTTTTCCGGTGCCATTTGGGTATACTTCAGTATCACATAAGTCTATAATATTTTTTGGTTTATAAAATTCTAGTGCTTTAGGATAACCTTCAGGATGATTTTCAGAATAAACACTAATTACTTTGCCGCCAAATACGTTTTTTAAAATTTGTTGTTGCTCTGTTGTATAGTCATCAAAGTTTTGCCATGATAGTGTCATCATACTACGACCTAATATTAATGTTACATCATTTTTGTTTGATTCGTAATAATCTATAATTACATTTTTACAATGTATGTATTTGTTCTTAATAGTATCAATGTAATCTCTATGCTCAAATTTTCGATGAGATATAATTAATACTTGAGCAGAATACCCTGCTTTGTTTAGCATATCGCAGTATTCATAACTATAATAAAGTAAACCATCTACAGGTTTGCTTGTTACCACAATGTTTATCATTTAATTTCTATAATATTAATTACTCTATTTTTTTGTGTATTGATTTTAATATCACTAGTATGAGGTATTTGATGGGTATTTCCATACGGATCCTCAGATTCAGTATGTTTGTTAATGTCTACAATCTTAATTTTTCTAAATGGTTTGCCGTTTTCGTTTTTATCTAATGTTAAATCTGTGGCTAAATTACTCCCATTACCTGCTCCAATAGCTAATTCTTTTTCATCAGACTCCCATCTAGGTCTATCTTCTTGAGGATAACCAATACCAATTCCATATGCTATTTTTTTACGGCCTGCTTTTACATCTTCTTCAATACCTAAAGTTTTTTCCCAAAATTTATCACCATTTATATCACCATGACTTTTATTACAACCTGTCACTAGATTCATCCTCTGTGCGGCATGCATAACCAACCCCATAGCAATACCGATGCTTACATAAGCATTTTCCCATCTAGCAGGAGTATTATTTTCTTTAAGTGTGCCATCTGCATGACAATTTTCTTGAGTTTCTGGCTCTTTAGCAACAAATAACATATACATGTTAGCATTGGCTTGACTATTCCTCCACGTACTAGGTGGGTTTCTGCTATGAGTACATCCCCATGTATATCGAGACATTTTTTGTATTATATCTCTATTAGCACTCCAGTACACATCGTAATATGCTTCATACTGTTTAGAAGGACTATTTTGTGCTATCCATAACAAATAATCAATAGCTTCTTCTGAAATTTTTCTAGAGTAATCCCAGTTACGTTGGCACTTTTGCATATTTCTAATAATATCCATTGTATCGCTACGTTCATAGTTACTAAATTTAATTAGATTTTCTCTAAACTTTTCTCTATCAGGACTAGATGCAATTAAATTTTCAAACTGTTGTTTCTTCATATTCTCTCCTTAGCCAATCAAAGTTATTTATTAGGTTAAGATCAGAGCTGTTAGAAAGGCCAAACTGCATGCCAGCATTAGCACCTCGAATCGCATGCTCACAAAATCTTCCATTAGCCTTAGTAGTCCATATTTTGAGTCTTTCATTTGTTTCTCCTTCATCTTGTCTGTCTATTGTTTTACTTGCTAATTTAGCACATTCTCTAAAAGCACTTTTCCAAGTACTAAAAGCATCTGTATCAAATGCTGTAATGTTACTAACTTCATTCATTACTTTAAATTTATCACTAATACTTGTTGTCATATCTGTAGTTGTTGTATCCATATTACGTGTAAGTGTAGTAGGCAATAGTTTAACACCGCCGTAACCATATGTTAAATCGTTAATAGGATTCTTACTATGGTAAACGTGTACTACATCTTGTTCCTCTGCTGTATGAGCAAATTTGAAGTCTTGTACGACCTTTGCATCGCCATCAACTACATAGAAGTAACTAGTTTTTGCAAGTTTAGCCGCTTCAATATGTGCATTGTGTATGCCTTTGATATTAGTAACACGCTTTACTCTGTCACCAAACACTCCAACAGTATTAAATCTATTGTACAAATCGTCAAAATTTTGTTCCGCATTTGGCTCGTAATAGCTTATAAAAATAATATCATACATTTTTTATAATCTCATAAAAGCCTTCGTACTCAGGAAAAGTATTCAAAAAGTTTGTACCACGTCTTCTATCGTACTGCAACATAAACTTAACAAACATATGTTGTGCTTCTTCTTGCTCTTTTTTAAATCCTTTTGTATCTAATCTATGTTGTACGTCTGCTACAATCCTTTTTAACTTGCTTGTTTCGACCTTTGTATAACCAGTTGGATTAGTATTTTCTTCCATAAATTGTAAAGCAGGTTTTAAATAGTCATCAACTAATTGTTGGTTTGCAATTTTAACATCAAGGAAAGCAGGATTACGTACATAAGGAATATCGATTTGTATTCTATGATTCCATCTGCTTTCTCCGTGATATCGTGCTTTCAGATATAGCACCCAGATAAGAAAATCTTTGAATGTAGGCAAACTGTAAATGTTAAATGCACTCATAAAACTAATTTTGCCAATTGTGTTTCTTGCAAAGTGTTCAATGTTGTCTGCAAAAAGATTCCAGTCCATACCATACCTTGCATATTCTGCTTGAGGTCCCATACTTTCTGCACTTGTGAATAAAGTAAATTCACGTATAGCATTGCTTTGCTCGAGCTCTTTAATACTTTGTGTAAACCTTTGCCATAAATCTTTTGGTGGGCATCCATTACTATTAATTGCAAAATCTAAATGTGGTTGCGGATTGTCTTTAAGATATTGTATAACTTTCTGAGTGTGTTTACTTAATAGTGGCTCGCCACCTGTAATTCTAAACACTTTCATATGTTTTACTGCTTCAGGAAACCATTTCCAAAATGCTTCTATGTAAGGATTTTCTTCACGTTCTGGAATAGGAACCTCTTGAGGGTCAATCATATTATATGACCAAGTTTTTATATCATACGGACCTTTTTGCTTTACTTCTTCTGCCCACATACTACTAAATGCTGGGCCACAATATGCACATTTAAAATTACATACGTTACTAAAACTTATTTCAACATATCGAGGATAAAAGTCTTCATCGCCTGTTGAATTTGAAATAGTATGGTAATCGTCCCAACTAAAATGATCTGCACTTTTGTAAACTCTATCACTAAACTCATTTGTGTTATCTTCAATTCTCCAACAATAATCACATTCATTAGGACGTTCATTGTTTAACATTTGCTTTCTTATAGATTTTTTAAAACCTGTATTGTGTAATGCATTTGGATTATTTTTTAATTCTTCTAAGTCAATTCTATGTGCTTTTACGTGATGACAACTGTGGTTAATACCTGTACCTAAGTGTATAGTAACTTGTGTCCATTTTGCAAGACAAAAACCACAACCTACATTGTCTAATTTTTGCTTTACTTTAGGATAATCTTTTTCTTTTTTGTATGCTGATTTCATTAATTTTCTCTATCAATTACCCTATTATTAATTTTTCTTCCATAATTTTCATTTACAGTTTTAAAAAATTGACTTTGTTCTTCGTTTAAAGGTTGCACAGCAATAGGTATCTCTAATTGATTAATTAAATCACTTCCATAATTAAAAATTTCATCGTGTAAAACATCTGCAGGCATTTCATCTCTTCCGGCCCATAACTCATTTAATTTTTTAAAATCTTTAACATCTGTGTAATTCCAATCTGTGAGCATTGTCATTGCAAGTCCTTCTCTGGCTCCTAGTATTGCCCAATTACCATTTGTAATATCTGATCCAACCATCATCCAAATATATAACATGTTTAAATTTTTTGTATGACCTAGTAAAAAATCTTCTTTGCTTACTTTGTTTCCTCGATCAAGTGCAAGTTTTACTCCTTCTCTAAAGCCTGCTCTCCATGCTTGCTGTGGGGTTTCATTATTATGTACATCTGAATAACAACTATTTTGTTGAATGTATTGTATGTCCCAACAAAAATCTACTTGTGCGGCTAAATTATTTGCATCTGCATTTTCGTGTGTACGCATGTTTAGTACATATTCTTTAGGCCAACATTTAAGTCCACCGTTACCGTACATTAGTCCATTAATACTATTTTTTCCGCACCAACTTATAACACTATTTGCTAAATCTGTATGTTCATCAAAGTCTAAAACTTGATTAATAAAGTCTTGACGTATCGTGTTGTCACCATCTACTGTTACAAACCTATCTGTTTCTGATAATTCTGCACAGGCTTTGTGTGCCGCGTCACTACCGTCTACCCCGTGTACACGTTTTGCCCACGGAACTTTAGTTAAGAGATCTGCATAGTTCTTCTCAGCATTAGGTTCATCATAACTTAGATAAATTATATCAAGTTCTGCAATTTTTACTTTCATTATAACTCCTTATACATACAAGTTGCCATATCACTGTTAGCATAAACACTATACGTATCTTTAATATTAATAGGCTTCGTTTCAGTTGACGTAATATTAAATGTTACATAATCATATAATACATGAGGGTCACCTTTTTTTGTAAAACTAAAGGTTACTTCTTTTTGTAGGTCAACGTTTGTTGTTTTCATAGTATCAATAAGTTCTATATCTGTATTAATATAGCATCTTTTAGTTTCTTTGTCAACTATTAAAAGCAAATCATACATCATACTATCGTTCGCTTTTTGTAATTGTATAAACTTTGATTCATGCTCAATAAAAATATTCTTTTTCAAAACAAACTTTTTTGCAGTTCTATTGTATGCAACAATATAATCAGTCATTTTTTCTTTGAAAGTTTTAATAGGTTCAATTTCTTTTTCTGCAACTTCAAAATATTGATAACCTTCTTCAACGCTAGGTCCTATACTAAAAATTTCACCAGACTTTTGATCAAAACAAACGTACTGCGGAGTATGTATATTAATGTGATGCATTATATTCTCCTATAACATCTTCACAAAAACTATTTTCAGTGTAATGAAATAGTCCGTGTTGCATAAAATTACCTATTTTCAAATTAAAATCTTCATCTAAGTAATAAGGAACATTATCTCTCCAATTATCTGATGGGCTTGACCAACCTTGTATCTTACTTTTCATATGTACAAATGATGCAAATGATAATGTATAATCTTTAATGCCACTATCTAACAAAGCAACTGCATGATTTACATCCATACTACTTAGACTAGGAGATTGTTTTGGAGCATAAATCTCATAATACTTTTCGTAATTCTTACATACGCTATTCAATATTTTATAATATTCTAATGCTGTATCGTCTTTTTTAAAATAATGAAATGCACAATATATATTAGGCAAATTATTTGCAGTAAACGCTTTCCTGTAGTAATCATTATCTATAAGATGGTTTCTATAATCTCTTACTTTACTTACAAAACCGATGCTTTTTTGTTGAAAGTATTTCCACCAATAAGATACATCTGATAAAAATATCATATCAGTATCTAATAAAACTGTTTCTTCGTATGGCGTTACATGAAAAACTTTCCAACGCTGTTCTGTCTTATAATAAGTTTTTGTTTCTTCTGTAAAAGGAATACTAATAATTTTATCAAATAAATTTATATATTTTTCCGGAACAATATTATTTGTTACTAACGATACATTATTAATTTTTTGCGTCTTCTTAATACTCAATGCACAAAGACATGCTTGTAATACATAATCATCGCCCATTGCCATCATTATATACCCTTTACTCATTTATAAGTTCTCCTAGACTAAACTTATTCATTACATGTACATTTATATCTTTTGTAGATGCTAGGACATATTCACCGTTATATTTTTCTTTTTGTAATAAAAAGGTAAGCGTATTATTTTTTATCTTTGTAATGATATCTCTGTCTAAGGTATAAAACATTTTACCAGGTAGTATTTTTGCCCAGTCATTGTCCTCAAACCCATTCATCATATGTATAGCAATACTAAAGACATGATCATTTCTAAAGTTTCTACTTCCTAAATTGTATACTTGTTCATAATGTTTCCAATTTTTTACAAGGTGCTGTAATAAATCAAAAAATATTTTAGTTTCTGTTGTTTTTTTAAAACAAAAACAAGTTGCCCAATAAAAAGGAATTCCAGTATCGTTTATATATTCAAATTCTGCATACTTGCGCCAGTTACATAAATCAACACCATCTCTATATATTTGAAAATCGTGTACACTATTAAATGCATTGTTGAATACATCGTTACAAATTATATAATCTGTATCTAATACAAGAGTTGTATCATAAGGCGAAAGTTCGTAACTCTTAACTCTGTCATTATTTTTAAAAGACAATCTTTGATGGCTAAGAGTGCCGTTGTAGTAACGTTTTACGTTTTCGTTATTATCTGCAATTTCTATAACTTTATCAAATAATGTAGGATTTTGCAATTCACTAGAAGTGCTTGTTACTAAAGTTGTAGGTAAGTTTAAATGTTGCTTAACACGCTTTGCAAGTTCTTCTGCTTGCTGTAAATAATTTACTTTTCCGTTATTGTGTGCAAAACATAATACGCCATTAGACATCAACTAAACCTTCTACGCTACGCTTTGTACTTAAAATCTTGTATTCGTCAAGGTACTTATTTGTAGCATCTGTGTAATGTTGAGTTGCTTTTAGCATAAATTCTTTAACATCATCTATTTGTATAGGTGTTCTGTTATCATCTATTAATACAGTTTTGTTTATGCTTGTAGAAGTTAACATAAAACAAAAATTTAAAAGTTCTTTTGATACTGTAAACTTACCACTATTGGAGTAGATCACAAGATCACCTAAATATTTTTCATGCAATATACGTTTTTGTGCATTTAGCGTAGCAGTAAAATTAGAAAATTCTAATGCTTTTCCTAGTGCTTCTTCCATAATTATACTCCTAGTTTATAGTATAACTATTTAATCTTATAGGTTGTTTGTGTTGGCGAAAGTTGGCGCCGCAATGTTTACACTGCTTGCGTTGTTTGGTCTATTTAACTGTACTGTACTTGTTGTAGTTGCTGTAACAGCTTCGTCAAAGTTTGGATTAGGACCTTTATCTTCGTTAAATGTTACTCTAAAGGTTAAAACGTTACCGTTCTTCTGGGCTTCGATTAGATAATCGTTTGCTGAATAAGCTGATGCTGTTTTATTAAAGATAGTAGTATATCCTGTTGGTAAGTTTGAATAACCGTAGTTTGTACCTACTGATCCGTTGCTTGTAGTTGATCTTCCAAAAATTACTGTTCCTACTGATGTCATTAAATTACGCCAGTCATTATTAATAGTTGTACTACCCGACCCAATAGTGCCGCTTAAATTAATTGTTCCGCCTGCATTAAAAAATACACGCATATGATCTGCGCCGCTAACTGTAGTTGTTGAACCATCTCCGTTAGTTACAGAGTATCCACCAAAGGTAACTGTAAAAATATGGTTAATATCTGTTGACCAACTTGCTGTTCTTTGACTGCTTGTACCTGCTTGTAGTCCTAATTGACTTGCGGCCGCTGTTAATCTTGATGCTTGGCATGTTGTACTTAAACTTTCGTACTGTACATAGCCTTCTTTTGAAGTTGAGTTTGAATCTTCAACTGTATCACCGACACTAGGTTGTGCAATTTCTGATGGTACACTTCCTGTTTGGTGTAGTCTAATTTTTGTCATATCAGTAAACAAATTAGTCATATCTTGTGCTGTAATTGTTGCACCTACTGCCGCTGTACTACTTGCTCTAGCTTGTCCATATCCTTCATCACCAGAACCTAATCCAATAACTGCCGCTATTCTTGCTTGAATAATGTTGTACCGCGCCGCGGTAATTGTATCGCCTACTGCCATAATACTTCCTTTTTAATACTTATACTTTAAGTACACACTCGATTAACTTTTCTGACTCATCATCACTAGCTTCTAGTGCAATACCAACTAATGCTGTAGTTTGTACTGTTGAACATACTCCGTCTTCCCAAGCATAAACTGCTTCACCTTTTGATACAGTACCTTTTACTCTTACTGGAACACGACCTTTTAAACCAATTGCTTGACCTTCTGCTTCGCTGTTCATTAAGTATGCAGGTTCTGCTGATATAACACCAATTGCCATTGAACTTGATTTAGCCGCTGTAGTTTCGGCTTCTCCGCCTACTGCCATTGCTGTACCTACTGGATACTCTTGGTCTGTTGTATATTTTTCTGCTAAGTCAGCATATCTTGCACTTGTTGATACACCGTTAAACACATTTGCGGCAATATTACCGCTTGAGTCACGTACTGCAACTGTGTTGTTTGTTGCGTTTACGTCACCTGTTCTATAATTACTGCCAACTTGAAGTGCAATCGCTTGTGTTGCTAACCCATTAAATGAAGTTGCATACATGTTTCTCCATTTGTAGTTTGAATCACCAATATCATAAGTTGCTGTTGTAGTTGGAATTAATCCTGCTGACTGAATATGGAATGGTTCTGTTGAAACGCCACCTGGTGATGCAACTTTAAACCTAATCTTTTGTCCTACCGTATTATCAATAACACCTTCGTTACCTGCTCCTAGAGGATCAATATACACTGCTAAGTCATTTGCCGCGCCTACTGTGAATCCAGAATCAGCAAATCTAACAATGCTTGAAAAGTTTGCCGCGCCTGCAAGAGCATAATCTGCCGCCGCTACGCCGCCAAGTTTTTCTGCGTTTGTTGCTGTACCATGGAACCTGTGTGCTGAACTTGTGATACCATTTGCCGCACTAGTTGTATTTCTTAATGTTACACCTTGTCTTACTACGTCAAATCCAGTAATGGCATTAGCTGGATCTGTAGTATCTATTGTAAATTCTGAATTACTAACAATAAACACAACACCGTCATCAACAGTACCCTTAATTATAGTTCTGTTTACTTGGCTGGAATCACGTACTTGTGCAGTTACCATAGCACTTACTGTTTCGCCGATTGACTGTGGACCAATTAGGACAAATCCACCGTCTGCGTTTTGTGCATATAACTGATTGTTTCCGCTATCCCACCAAAAATCACCTGTCGTTAATCCAACTGGTTGTGTAGTAGCAACTTCTGCGCCACCTGTTGTTCTGAATTTTGTTCCATCGTAGAACTTTAGTTTTTTTACTGAACTATCAAACCAAATCTGTCCAGATAGTGGACCTGCTGGTTGATTACCACTAGAAAAACTCTCTAGTAAATGGATAAAGTTTTCGTTCTGTATCTCACCATAACCAGCATAGTTCTTACCTACTAATTTAAGTGAAGTACTCTGGTCAATGGTGCCGTCTTCAACAGTAACTAACGACCCTCCATTTGTTAAATTTATTACGTATGCCATTTATTAACCCCTAATTGTGTTATATGTATTTATACCAAAGCGCCTGGAGTCAAGTCTTGTACATAACCCCATGATCCCGAACTTACCCTAAATAATTTAAGTGTTCTTGTTACTGTAGATGTAATATTACCAGTAGCATCATTAAATGTAGCACTTTGAATTACACTTACCGACCCATCATCGTTGCCGCTGTTGTCTTTTTGTTGAACTAATACTGTACTTTCGTTAAACGCTGTGTTCAAAGCTGATCCTGTTAGCGTAGCTGTAGCACCTGTTGTTGTTGAACAGTGTACTCTAGCTTCTGTTCCGTTCTGTTTTGTAGATGCAGGAGCAATATCATTCAAAATTGTAGCAATATTTGTATGCTGTTGTACAGATCCACCTGTTCCTAGCCCTGTAACGTCTAATGCTAGTGCTATTACTTCTAAATTAATACTACTATCAACATAGGCTTTAGTTGCTACGTCTTGATCTGCTGTTGGATCACTTACATTTCTAATCTGTCTTGCTGTTACTAAGTTGATATTACCAGCCGCTGTAATATTCATGCCGTTACCACTACCATCAACTGTTGTTGTAGTTAGATTGTTACCGCCTGTAAAACTAAAACTACCAATATTAGCTGATGTTAATGCGCCAATACTAGTAATACCAACACCTGCTGATCCAGTAATAATATCTACACCATTAAATTTAAGTGAACTTGCACCTGTTAAGTTAAGACTTACATTAGATGTCCATGCATTTGTTGCATTACGCCATAAAAACTCTTTTGAACCATTGGAAGATGCTACTGTAATACCAGCTTCGTCTACTCCTGCATCATCTAATAGTGTACTGTCATCGCCTTTTGCTAATTCAATGCTTTTATCTCTAACTAATAATTTTTGTACGTCAATACTAGTTGTATCTCCATCAACAATTAAATTTCCTGCAACACGTAAGTTACCACCTACGTCTAATGTTTGTGTTGGGCTTGTATTGTAAATACCAATCCTACTGTTTGCAGAATCAATTGTCATTGCATCAGTCTTGCCGACACTTGTAGTCATTCTAAATGTATAGTTTTGATTACTAACATTGTTTTCGTTAATAACACCTTCTGATGTTACTTTAACAACGTTGTTATCTGTAAGTCCTACTGTAAGTCCGTTATTGTTTCTAACTGTTAATGCACCCGATGTTGCATCGTCTGAGTCACTTGCAAGAAACTGTGCCGCTGTTCTTGATACATTATTACTATCAACTAGTGCTGATGTTTTTGATGCTGTACCAGCAAAAATAAAATCTTCATCAACTGTATTAAATCCTTTAACAACATTGCCTGTAAACCCTGCAATAGTATCCACGTTTTGTGGTGTAAATGCAACCTTACTCCATAATCCAACAAATGTTCCGCCTACCCAATATTTTACAATAGTTCTACTTGTACCTGTATTATCTAGTACAGTAATAACTTCAGGTCCTGACTTTCCTTGGAAAGCATTGTAAATCGGGCCTGCTAATTCTAAATCTGTGCCGTCAAAGAAGTAAAGTTGATTAGCATCATTGTTAATCCACATATCACCTGCAACCATTGTAGGTTGAGTAGGTTGCACAATAGGTCCACCACCTGTTGTCCAGTCAGTGCCTGTGTAAACTTTTAGTCTACTATTTGATGTATCCCACCAAATTTGTCCTGCAAGCGGATTAGCCGGAGAAGAAACGTTAGCAAAATTTTCCAACATCTTAACAAAGTTTTCGTTTATGCTTTCGCCAAATCCTGTATAGTTTTTACCAATTAGTGTGATATCAGTAGTTGCTACGTCAATCTGCCCATCTGCTAGGTTAACAAGTAATGCACCGCTAGTCTTATTAATTTGATATGCCATATTAGCCCCCTACTCCTGTATAGATAATATATTTGACTGTTAAGAACGGATTCATAACATTATACGGAGTTCCAAGTTCTGTAATATCAAACGTTTCAAATTCTTCTAGTCCTGTATTACTATTATAAACAATGTTTCTTCTGTTAAGTAGTCCACCACTTGAAGTTCTTGCTTGACCTGCGCCTGATCCTGTTGGTGCATCATATGGAATAGTGTCAGCATCTTGTTGTGCGCCACTATCATCAAGTATTACATAGAACTGAGCACCTTTTGGTGATCTCAAATCATGTTCGTGTTCTGGTAGGTTTTTAACATCAATTGCTCTGCTTTCAACACCTGATGCTAGTCCTACTGTATCAGCGTTAACGTCTGTAACTCTGTTTGCACTTGAACCGCCCATGTTATCTGCACCTAGTGGGAATCTACCTCTAAAATCTGGTAGACCAAAGAACCCTGATGTAACTTGGCTTTGATCTTTAAATTGATATTGTATACTATTATATAAGCTCAAGTAATCAGAAATTCTAACTTCTGTACCATCACACAATAACCAACCTGCTGGAGTGTTAACTCCGCCAAACGGTACAATAGTACCAATTGGTATAACAGGAACACTACTAACTAGTGCCGCTTGTGAAATTTTAAATACACCTGTATCATCACCTGAAATTCTGTTAATAATAATTTCATCATCACTGTTAGGTGTTGTAGCAAGTGTTTTATTTGCAATAAATGTATTACTAATTGCTGTGTTAAATGTTTTTGTAGTTCCACCAACTTGTCCATCAAATGTAATTTGATTAGAACTTACATCTCCGGATAGTTGGAATGTTGATGCACTTGTAAGTTTATTAGCATTTGCCGCTCCACCTGTAACTGTACCTGTAATATTACCAATTAAGTTACCTCTAAATTCTACAGCATGTACAGTTGACCAACGTTTATCACTAGTTCCTAATGAATATTGTTGTGTCGATATAGGTGTTATTGCTCCAACTGTGCTTGATCCTGCAACACTTAAATCTGTACCTACAAATAGTTTCTTAGCAATACCAACTCCGCCGCTAATTTTAACTGCTCCAGTTCCAATACTTGCACTATCTGTTGTACCTTGTACAATTAAGTTTGTACTTGTTTGTATTGATCCTGCAACATCTAATGCCTCTGCAGGTGATAGTGTATTAATACCAACTTTTTCAGTTGAGTCGATTCTAATAACGTTTTTCTGTACACCTAAGTTATTAACCTTAAAGTCAATAGGTGCACCTGATGTTAAGTTAGTTACAACTCCTGATGTACCTTGTACGTCAAATGTAACAATAGCATCCTGTCCTACTTGTATACCTGAGTTATTACTAATTGTTAATTTTTGTGATGATGTACTTGCAACATCACTTCTTAAAAAGTTAGATGCTCTAACTGCCGCGCCTGAAACAACTAAACTTTCTGCTTTTTCACTTGTACCAAAATATTTTCCTACGCCGTCGCCGCCGATATTTGCTGAAGATAAGTTTAATCCAGGCTGAATAATTGTAAATCCTGGGATTGTTGTTTTAGGTTGGAATGATCTTGTTGAATAAATTGCTATCGGCGCACCACCCACTTCTAATTGTAGAATAGTATAAAGCACTTCGTCTTTACCTGTAACAACAACTGGCTTTGCACCTGTTAACAAACCATCACTATATTCTGGTCCAACTAGTGTCCATCCACTACCTGTAAAAATATATAACTGATTATTATCAGTATCTGACCAAAGGTCACCTTGTAGTGCATTAGCAACATCTGGTGCTGTGTTTCCTTTTTTAAGTCCACTAGCATTAACCCAACCTGTACCGTCGTATAGTTTAAGTGTATCAATACCTGTTGAACTATCGTACCATAACTGTCCTTGGATTGGATTTCTTGGTGCTGATGTATTAGCAAAATTTTCTAGTAAATTTAAAAAACTGTTTGCAATAACTGACCCATAACTAGTAGTGTTACGTCCAGGAATATCTAGACTTGTTTGCTGATTAATTGTACTATCTTCAATAGAGATAGTTCCCTTGTTAGTGTCTGAGTAGTTAATTGTATATGCCATTATTCGTTAAACCCCGATAAACTTTGTACACGCACAGTATAATCAATTTGAATAAGTCTATTCAAACTCTTTTGTACTGGGTGGAAAATTACATGTGTTAACAGTCTACCTTGACCTGATGGGCTATAACTTACTAAGCCTAGTTCATCAAATACATATAAACTATCAGCGGCAGTTGCGTTATCAACTGCATCCTGACCTGAAGGTTCACCATAATCAAGCAAACAACTAACAACAATATCTGTATAGTTAGTACCACTTACGTGTCTTGATTCAATCTTGTTTCTTGCTGGGTCTGTGTTATTAACACTTCTATCGTCAACAACCTTAATAAATGTTTGGTTATAAAGACTAGCATTAGTACCTGTACTGTTAGGTGTTAGGTATGTAATAATTCCAGTAGGGTCAATACTAGTTCCTCCGTTGCCAAACGCCATTTGATAGATAGTACCTTGTCCTGCATTAGCTAAACTTTCTGCAAGCGAAATACTCATGTTTTCATAGTGGATAGCATTACGTTTATCGACTATAATTTCGCCCGTTTCAGGGTTAGAAATTTTAATATGTCCTTGGAGCATTACTCCGTTTTCTTCTTTTATGTTGTCAATCATACCTTTGTCCTATACTGTATTTATTTGGGTAGCTCCACCTTTTCCGCCTTAAAGAAACGTGCTACCAAACTTTCCGCATCATTAAGTGAAATTCCTGGGTCTGACCAGCGTTTTCCTTGTCTTCTGACAATTTTTATCTTTGCACCAACTGCTGGTGTATTTAACAAAGTTACACTTGCTGTTGTTCCGTCCACTGAAAACTCTGCTGGAGCAGTCTCGTCTGCTTCTGGAGAGTCTTGATCTAGTACCGGATTAAACATCTGTACAGCGTTTTTACGTAATCTCTTGCCTGCAACAAACACTTCAAACTCATTTACGCTTGTAGGCGTAAATGCTAGAGGAAATACTGTTGTAGAACCGTCACCTATTTGTTCATCTATAAGAGTTTGATCTGCATATGGTGCTGTTTGATTAGGTCCTTGATTATATACATCGCTACCTGCTTCATGTAAACTTGCAACTCCTGTTCCAAGTGTTCCTCTTTGGATTTGACGCAATACATTACCTTGTTTGATTAAATATTCAATACGCTCACCATTTATAAACAATATACCTGGTTGACTACTGTTTTTATCAGGTGTACTTAGTGCTGATGCATCATCTAAAAGTATTTCTTTATCAAATGTTGCTAAATCTTTAGCAAGTTTAAGTGGTGCAACATCGCCAAGTCTTTTATAAATGTTTCTATTTAGAATATCTTTAAACTGACTAAATCCAAACTTAGGTGTAATTTCGCCTGTAGCACTAAATTGTATTACTTCAACAACATCGTCATCTGCAAAAGATCCTTTGTACTTTAAGAAGTTTTTATCATCTGTTAATTTATAATCAACACTAGGTGTTTGTAATATACCGTTAATTGTTAGCCAAACGTACTGTGCATCAATAGCAGGGTATCTAAGTTTTACTAGGCCTGCTTTAATATGATTAAACTGTATGTGATCGTCTGTACCAACTGCAATAGTAGATCTAGTAACAATATCAAAGTTTTGTCTTTCAAAGTCCATACTATCATGTTTATTAAATGTGTACACTGTAAGTTTTTCGCCGTCTGTAGGTGCTGTGGTTAACTGTAAACTTGCTCCACTGTCAACCCAAGTATTCTGATTATTGATAATTTGTATACTACCAAAAGCATACTCACCGTCAGTACGTAAGTAAACTTCTAAAATATCACCTTCGGCTCCAATACCTGGCTCAAGTATAACACTACTATTCGCAGGACGAATATTATATTCAACTGCAATCGTAAGTTCTTTACCATTGAGTAGGACTAGCAAGTCTGAGTTATCAAAACTACCAATTGGTGTTTGCCATATTTCTAAGTAATATTCTCTTTGTAATGCTGTTACTGGAAACTGCTGATTGTATCCAGGATTTAGAATTTTGTTTCCTTGTTTAACAATTACGTTATGACTGTTTGGTTTTGCACTGTATGGTGTTTTATTTAATGTGAATACTTTTGTACTTCCGTCACCTGTAAATTCTGATGTTTCTATTTTACTAAATGAATCTACTGATGTGTATATTGCAAAATTAATTACACTGTTGTCTGGTGGAGCAACACCAAACACAATCATTGCTTTCGGGTCTTCGTCTGTACTATCACCAGAAGAAGTAATTACTGACTCAACTGCTTCGCCATTAACTGTAGCATAATAATCTAAATCTTTAGTGTAATGTATTTTTGTTACATAAGCAGTTGTACTTCCGTCACCTCTGAATTCACTTTGTTCAATTGCATTCTTACCATTACCACTAATGCAAATAATATTAACATCTTGATTTGCAGTAGGTGTTGTATTTAATGTAACTGTTTTTAATCTGTAATCTACTTTATACAAAGATTGTGCTAATATTGTGTCATTAAGTCTAACAATCAAACCTTCTTTGTTCTGTGGCTGAATACCAAACTCAAATGTTCTATCGATACCAGTTGTTCTATAAGAATTACTTGATAATATACTACCTCCATCTTTAGGTCTATGGAATACTCTAATATTTACTGCATCTAATACTTGTCCTGGAACTTGTTCCTCTGGACCTTTTGATGTTGTTGGACTTATAAAGTCATCACCATCCACAATAATTTCTTCTGGGTTAATACCTCTTGCTGTACTAAATGCAAAATCGCCACCTGTTAGTACAGTATCGTATGATCTTGGATCTGGTAGGAAAGAACCGTCGGAAGTAGTTTTTCTAAATACAAGTATATCTCCCGAACCTAATGGAATATTGTCTTCATCAAATACAATTATACTACTTGCTAAATCTCCGGCATCGTCATACAATGCAACTCCTGTTTGTCCTGCACCTGTAACACTTTGCATAACTGCCGCTGTGTTTGTAACTGGATTTGCTGTACCAAAGTTTGGATCGTCTAACCTAACACCGTTTTTGTATACATTATACACTGTGTTTGCTACTAATGGACTAGCAAAATTTAATACTCTTGTACTATCATCACCAATTTGGAAAATTTCATCTTCAAATGTAGTATCAAATGTATCATAGGTTGTTGTAAACCAACCATCTGAATCCCAACCAGTACCTGTTCCAAAGTCGAAACTACTTACTTCAACCCCACCATAATCGACACCTTCTATTAACTGTGCAAGATCATTTCCGTACATGCCAGTAGTTGGATTGTAATAAAGGTTAATTCTATCTTGTGCTTGTAACAACTCTGGTGCTTTATTATACGTTATAACTATTGTCTTATTAACAGAAAGTGCATTACTAAATGTAATACGTCCGTAACTTCTTGTAAACCCTTTAGCTGTATCAGTTACATTACTAAACGTGTATTCGCTACGCAATGCTTCTAAACCATCAACTGTAACTGTAATTTGTGTTGACTTTAACTGCATAGGCCATTTTAAATTAAAGATCTGTTGATCAACAGTTGATGTAAATGTTTGTGTTTCATTTAATGTTTGGAACAAATATGTTCCTGTAACTCTATCAAACTTACACCTAATGTGTGCAGATCTTGCTTTGCCTTTTCCTATAATTGGACTTAGTCTAGCAATAGATCCTGTGTCGCCAAAGGATCCAACAACTTGTATAGTTGGTCTTGTTAAGTATCCACTACCTGTATTTGTAACTTTAATACTTGTTACTTTGCCGCCTGTACCAATAAATGCTTCTGCTGTTGCACCTGTGCCGCCGCCGCCACTAATAATAATCTTAGGCGGAACTTCATATCCTGAACCTGGATCAGCAATACTAAATGATATAACTTCAAAACCTAAATTATCTAACCAATGTTTACTAGGATAATTTTGTATATCCGAAACTCCAGGTACTACTTGGTCATTAATAACCTGAACACTTTGCGGAATAATCTTTCCTTCTTGTTCATCATAATACGGTGAAAGATCAAAATCAGTAATTACGTTACTTGCTGGATCAATCTTTTCATAAGAACTTAGATATTCTCTAATCTTAGTTTTGTAAGGTTTCATTTCTTCAACGTAATCTTGATAACTTGGAAGATTATCATTTTGGAAAGTTACTTTTTGTTCTAGTTCACCAATGTTATGTTTTGCTTTTACAAAACTAGTTTTAAATAACCAATCAACATTAGGTTGTTCTGATAATACATAACGAATACTTGCAAAGAATAATTCATTCCAATGAACTGCAAGGTTATCAATAAAGATATCAGATTTCAAAATTTCAAGTATTTTTCTAAATTCAGTATCTGGTTCTGTATCATAAAATATCTTATCAAAACTTGCACCGTCAAATGCTGTATTACTTGAATTAGTATCATATAAGCTATTCTTAAATTCTATTGTTCCGCTTTGTCTACCTATAGTTTCGTAACTTAAAGTATAGTCTTGTGTATCTAAGTTAGAAATCTTTCTTAGTAACAACCAACCGCCTGTACCAACACTGTTAATTTTAACAATGTCACCAATTTGGTCATCTAGTGCATAAATTTGGTAACTTGAATCTACAGTATAATTAACAAATGTAAATTTATTGTAACCAGTTGCATACCAATCTCTATACTGCCAGTAAAGATTTATATCATAACTTTGTGTGAGTGTTCTTAAGTACTCTGTACCATTCCATTCATAAACACTCCACTTACCACTAACAGTTTCGTCACTTTTAACAAGTACTGCAAATTTTCTAACTGTAATGTTTACACTACTTGTATAATCTCTACCACCATTAACAATAGTAACAGATGATATTGCACCGTTGGCGTCAAGTGCAAATTCTAACTCTGCTCCAGAGCCTTCAGTGTCTGTAATTTTATATGTAGGAGTGTTGATATAACCTTGTCCAGGATCATTAATTAGTACATTAATAATAACACCGTTTTCAACTTCTAATGTTAAACTAGCTGGCTTGACTCTAGCAACACTAACAAATCTTAGTTCAGCGTTGCTGTCACTAGTTGTATCATAAAGCCCTGTTGCTAATGTTGGACTTGGATCAAATCCTGTTAGTTTAGTTAAATCAAACTCGTCAACAATTAAATTTTTAGAAAGTGTGTTATTAACTCTTTCAAAGAATTGTTTACGTGCTTCTGCTCTATTAATAAACCAACTCTGCCTTGGGTCATTTAAAGCACCATATCGACTCTTAATTGGCAAATTAATATCCGGAACAGGTCTGTCATTTTTATCAAATCCTACCAAACTATCAAACCATTTTTGCTCAATTTCATTATTAGGTATACTTGTTTCTAAACCGTCGCTTATTAATTGATACTGAATGTGTGTAGGTTGTTCTTGATTTTCTATAGTCCACCAATTAAAACTAATTGCTGTGTCTTGATCTGTAATAAACGGAGAACAATTATATAATGCAAATCTATCAGCACTTAGCATTGCAACAAATCTATAACCCATTTGTGTAGGATTTGCAATATAACGAGCTACGTCAAATGCTGTTGTTACTCTATTTTCTACGTTTGGTAATGTAGCTTTATTTGTTACCCAATAATAGTAATAAGTTTCGAATGTTTGTGATGATTCGTCATATGTTCTTCTAGTACTGTATACACTATCTCCATATAGTGATGTACCTGATATGCCGTTCTCTACGCCGTCAGCTGTAGATGATTGAGCGTCCCATTCGCTTGGTAGTAATGTTGATTCAACCCATTCATGAACTTTTGCGTTAGTTCCTGCAAACAACGTATTAAAGTTTGCTGTTGACTCTGATATATCACCTTGATGATAATTAATAAATTTAGCACTATCTATATCCCACCATAACTTACCAATCCATTCATTGCTTGTATAATCTAATGTATCTGCTGTAATAGTAGCATCTGTTGACGTTGAATACTTTGCTGGATCATAACTTGTTTTAAAAGATATTTCTTGTTCTGCCGGTCCTGCAATCTTTCCTTGGATAGGATCAATGTAGTCAAGATATGTAAGTAAGCCGTTTGTTTTCTTGTTATACAAGTATACACCCTTAAACTTACTAGTGTCTACTGGTATTATAGGTTTTCTAGTAATTGACCAAGATGTTGTATTAGCCGGTTTACGGTATTCTGCAACCAAACCTTTATCAAGTATACTACTATTTGGTACTTGCTGTTTAGGTAATCCAATATAAACGTGATTACTGTTTACAGCCATTCTATTACCAAAGTCTTGTGTATCTAAATCATATGCAAAGTTTTGACTGTATAATAATGTATTATTAACAGTTTCATATAAACTTACAACACCGCTTCCTTGATCAATTGTTTGGAATATTGTTGAATTGTTATCAAAGGAAGTTGCAAATGGATTAATCTGTGATTTATTATCTAAAATGTATCTATCTACAGTAGTTAGATCTGAATTTTTTCTGTCTCTATGTATATCAAAAGTAACACTTTCAACCATACTGCCACCACGAGATGCAACTGCAAGTGTATCACCATCAAAGTCAAGTTTAGTACCAAATTGTATGTTTACTGATTTGTCTATTGGGCGTAATGTTTGATTGTAAACAAACGTATCCCCGCTTTGTATATAAATGTAAACTGCGCCGCCATTGTTTGATACATCGCTGTTGTGTGGAGCACCTACAGCAATTTTTCTGCCATCATTAGATACTGCAATACTTAAACCAAAATCTTCGGTTTCATTAAATGGTTCTAGTATTTGTGAATATTCATAGTTTGTTCCATTTTGTCTGTAAACTACAACTTTTCTATTTGCGATACTACTGTCTAATCCTAATACTACATCGCCTGATTCGATTTCATAAACACTTGTATACATAGAATTAGAAATTAACACTTCGCCTTTCTGACTTACATCAAAATCAGATCCAAATGCTTCTAAGTTTATTTGCTCTAGTGTGCTTTCAACTAATGAAAAGTTTGTATCATTAGGAACATAACCTAATAAATCTAATCCACTAGTTTGTACAGTCCACTGACTAACATCAAATACACCAGGAACTATATTAGTGTTTGCTTTATAAATTGTTTCACCAAATTTTACATATTCGTTTTCAAAATAAGTTGCAGAAACTCTAAAGTCTCCTCTATAATTTTTCTGTACAGATAATGCCCAGTCGTCAATGCTATTCTTGTTTACAAAATATATTCTACCTTGGTTAGCTTCAGTTCCATCACCTTCTGCATGAATATAAAGTTTGTAACTACTAGAATCTGGTTGTACAAATTTTAATTTTGTTCCTAGCTTTCGATTATTTGCACTATTAGGAACAGTATAATAATTAATTAATTGGTATGTTACACCTTTCATTTCGTAAATTGCAAATGTACCTTGCTCTTCAAGTCCTGTACCGTATCCTTCAGAAACAACTGGAATATTATATTGCCGTTTCCAATCTAAGTTAATGCTAGATGGAGGATTAGCAACATCTGTAATACCTTGAATCGTGTTATCTGAATAGATCCAATATTCTAAATCTCGTAAATAGTTTGCGCCGCTAACAACAACCGGAATATTAACTGCACTGTCAATAACTATAATAGGTCCTGAAATAGTATTTTCCATATGTGCAGAATTAATAGGTCCAATAGTTCTTGTAGCAGGTCCAAGAGTTGGATCTACTTCAATAAATGTTGCATTTGAATTAACACCAAAATCTGATCCTACAGCCCAAGTACCATTTCTATTTTTTATATAAATTTTTGCTGTACTAAACGATCTTTCGATAAATGCAATTTCGCCTGTTGAACCTGTTGCAGTATCTGTTAATGTGTCTCCAACATTCGGAATAAAAGGATCACCGTTCAAATCAAAGTTAGTTAATCTAACTTCTACGTAACCATTCCATATATCTGCAACTGTATGTTCAGTATTATTAATATAAGTTGAAGTCAATCCTATAGCTGAAGGATCTTGTACTAATCCGTTTACACGTATGGTGTTTAGCCAAAGTCTTGTTTTATCGCCTACTGTAATACTGCTTCCATGAGCTAATGGTGTTCTAATCCACCACTTACTATCTAAGACTTCAATATTACTCTGTCCTTGTGTATGAGAAAGTATACCAAACTCTGAAACTTTAGTTGGATTTAAAATGTTTTGTAATTGTTTAGTATCTAAAATATTACTAAAATACGGATTATTAACTGTGTCGCCTTCAACTGTAATGTTTTGTATTACAAGATTTGCTTTAGTTTCTACTAAATTACTTGATAAAAACGAACTTCCTACTCCTATATGCCACCAACCTGTATGATAGTCGTCAGTAATTTGTAATGATTCTACATAGTCACCAATTAGAATGCCGCCGGCATAAATTTTACCTGATCCTTGGAATGCTCCGTTTACATCTTTAATGTAAACTGTCATTTCATTTTCGTTGTTAACTTTTCTGTATTGTATTGTTGCTCTACAGGTATCTGTTGTAATTTCAGTTCCGGCATCAGGTACACTTAATGCACTTTGAATATGAATAATATGTTGAACTCTATCAATAATAGTATGACTACCGTTAATAAAAGATTCAGTTAACGTAGCATCACCATTAAACGGTAGCACTCCAGCTGAAGATGTTGTTGTATACTTGTTCCATTTAAGAGTTAGTATATCACCCGACTTAGTTCCTTCAAATTGTTCTTTCTCAGCTCTAACTAAAATATGATCAGTTGACTCGTCTGTACCTAATGTATAATCACCTCTAACTATATACTCAATATCTGGATATGTTTGAGTGTTTGAATCATAATCATTTTCTTTAGATTGTGCATTAGATGAATGATTACTATAAACTTGTAATGCATCTGCATCAATAGATCTATCAGCTTTCCATAACTGTTCAGAGTATAAAACAATATCTCCAACAGCATATGCTTCTCTAGGATTAAAGTCACCTCTTAATTTACTTTTTACATTTGAAGCATGTGGAGAACCAATTGCAAGATATTTTCCATCTGGACTCATTGCAACACTTTGTCCAAACCCTCCATTTGAATCAAACAAGAATAATTGTTCGTCTATTTGTTGTAAGAATCCGAAGTCTGTATTATCACTAGGTCTTTGGAAAACATAAACGCTACCATTCAAGTCTTTAGGCGCAGTAATTGCAATACGGTTATTATTACTTGATACACTAAACGCACTACCGAAATCTTTTTCTGTAGAGTCAAGTAACCCAGCAGAAGTATTAATAATATTAGGTTTAAGCTCAAATACTTCTTTGTTTTCTAATACTAACCATTTACCTGTATCGTCATCGTCTACCCAAAGTCTATTGTTTAAATTTGAAATTCCTAAACTATCATTTGCTTTAGATAGCGTTGGCAATCTAGCAGTTTTAAATTCTGTAACATATCCGTTTACTACAGCATCGTCCTCTGTTGCTTCTACATCTTCGCCATCAATACTTTCTAATGTAATAATATTTAAAGAAACACTGTCTACTTTATAATATCCGTCAGTTGCATCTGAAACATCATTAATTCCAATGATATCACCTTTTGCATAATTTGGTGATCTATCTACTGTTATTGTAAATTTATTTTGATCACTTGCTGTTACATTTGAGATTCTAAAATCAGTTGATTCTAATTTATAAACTCCCCAAGTCTGTGTACTTTTATCTAAAGCTGTCCAAATATAACTGTTTGTTGCAATATTTGTTTGTTGTAAAAGATCATCGTAAGTTAATAAAGACAAACTAACATCTGATGGATTTACAAAACCTGCTGTTTTTGTATAACTCGTTTCTTCGTTAAAGTATTTTGTTGGAAACGGTTTATGATTATAGTCTTTACTCTTAACGTAGACATCATTTCTTGCTAGTCTATAAATTAAACTAGTGTCCTGCGGATCAATTTCGTTTACTAATTCAACTTGTTGTGGTTCTTGTCTATATTTTGTTTCATCTAAGACAATATCAAATTGGTCATCACCTTCAGTTGCACCATAACGTCCAACACGTACTGCCCATTCTTCAAAAAACTCTAAACTATCTTTATTAGCACTTCCTAATTTATCAAATAATTTAGTAAGAACATTTTTTGTTCCTTTATCTTGTATAGCACCTTGAAAAAATTTGTATTGACTAACTTCATCATTAATAATGTTTTCAAGATATTTACGTTTTTGATATCCTGTTGCATGTTGAGCTAACTTCTGTTGCTCTATATCAAAGTTATCTGAATCTAGATCATAAAAGTCTGCAAATTGTTTTGCTTTATAATCAAAGTTAGGTAATAACTGCTGTTCAGGTTTTTCGTTAAGTCTTAAAAAATTACCATCTTGGAAAATATCAGATCCTGTAACTTTATTTTTTGCAACATAAAAGTATTGTTTGTACTTTACTAATGCTCCAATTGAGTAATCTTGCCAGGCAAGCCATTCTGTTGGGTTTGCATCATCAAAAATAAATCCTGGAATATTATAAGAGCCATTCCATTCGTCTGAACGATATCCTTTTACTTTAATTCTTTCTTGTCTATAACCTTGAGCTCTATTATAAATTACATCACCAAATACAGTTTTATTATCAATAATAATTGCATGTTCGTGTTGTATTAACGGTAACTTGAGATGAAATATTCCGTCTTCGGTATTCTTAACAAATATACCAAAGTCATTTGTATTATCTCTTTCTGTTGTTGCAAAATCTGCAAGCAAACGCTTCCCGTCAGCTTTAAGCAAACTATAATCATAAAAGTTATCATATATGTCGTCAATAACTGAATATTCTTGAGAAAATGTAATTTCTCTTGCACTTGGACTAACTGTTAAAATTGTGCCAGATTCCCAATTCTGTGTAGTCCAGAATAAAAATTCTTTTGCACTTAGTCTCCAGTTTTCAATTTCTTCGATATCTTTATTAAAAGTTTCAAAATTAAAACCTACTGAAGTAAGATACTTCTGATATCCCATCATAAGGTCAACTACGTCTTGTTTGTCTCTAAATAATGTGCCGTATGGCAGTTCTTCAAGTACAGCACTAAAGTTAGTAGAAATATATGCTGATGCTCCTCCTTCTTCAGGAAGCTCTGCTAGTTTCTGAAAATTATCTTGATTAAACCCATCACCTGATGTGTGTGATATTTTTACTCTATAATAATTATCGGATAGTTCAACAATCTGTCCTGCTTCGTAAGTTTTGCCTTCAGTCCAAGTTAAGAAGTTTTCACTTATTCCGCCTACATTAATTACTTGGTCGCTATTTTTTCTTCTAACAGGATAGTATTTAAATACAGGATTGTCTTTATCATAACCTTTTACAATATATCCAGATGGAGTAATTTCAATAATCATTCCACTATAAGAATATACTTGTGTAGGAACACTTTTAGTTAATTGTATTTTATAATTTTCTTCTGGAACAAAAACATTACCTTCGTTAGTTGGTGTTCTTGCATCTAAAATTAATCTAAACTTAGACTTTTGTGTAAAGCCTCCAATTTTGCATCCTAATTTATTTTCAATAGATTTTAAGTTTGTCTTGTATTCAGAAAATCTAAGAGTATCGTTGTCTGAAAGATATCCTTGCATATAATTAACTATTCCAGCAGTGAATACTCTGTTGTCATCTGTAGCACTATTTGGAAATATTAATTGATCTAATTCAATACGTTTACTTGTATCCTTGTAAACTAATTGATCTGCGCCGTTACGTAAAATTCTACTTCTATCAAATGCTAATCCAAAAAATTGTGCTGGTTGATTTAATGCCCACGATATCATTAAACTAAATGGATAGTGTGAACTTCTGCGCCAAGCTGTTTCTACAGGGCCTTCATCGCCGAATGCAAATTCGTTAGCGTTTGTAGTAGGAACATTTCCTACAGCGTAACCAGTTTGGTTTGGGGGTATCAAATTACCCTCATCATCAACTGGAATATAATTATAAATATCTTCGTTTTTAAATTTATTTCTGTATGTTACTTTTGATCCTTCAGCACCTCTAACAATACCTTTACTTAGGTCTTCCCAAAGCAGTAGGTTGTTGCGTGTATACGGCGATTGACCATACTCGTCATCAAACCAAGTTGGTTTTTCTTTAAAGCCAAGTATCTCCCAAGGATGACTGTGAGGTCTATCTGTATTATAAAAGTCTTTGTATATTGATCTCCAAAATCCTGTTAGCGTTTGGTTATTAGGATCTCCTGCTGACGAGTAATTATATGTAAATCCGTCTCCAGCTTTATAAACATTATTAGTTACGTAATCAGGTGTTCCAACAGTTTCTAACCAACTGTTAAATTCTGAAATCATTGTTTTTGAAATTTGCTTTCTTGTAAATCCTGTAACTCTATTTTTGCTAGGAATGTAATCAGCAATGTTTAAAACGTTTTCATCGTATGGTAATTTAAGATTGTTGTAAATTCTTTTTTCAATATCTAATAATAGGTTGTCTCTAAAGTCACCAAAGCATCTCCACAAACTACCATCATGTCCCTGTATCATTGCTCGAGCATTTGGATATTCTTCGTGTAATTGGCTATCAATAGTAGCATGATTCATTTTGCTACTTGGCATATAAAATACTTGATTACTACCTGCAAATACATGTGTATGTGCAACACCACTACCGCCATTTACTGTATCTGCTTGCTGTGCTGATAGTTCATCTGTATACAACGGATAAAACCATCCAACATTACCTTTGTAAGATGCTGTTGTTGTTTCATCTCTACCGTATACTTTCCACGGACCTGTTATGTCTGTTGATATGTTAATATAGGTATCGTCTAGAAAAATCTCAGGTGTAAATTTTGGATATAGTCCTAACTTTGTAGGTGTTGGTGGTACCCAACATCCGTCTGTAGTAACATACTCGTAAATATCTAATGTGTCGCCACCTGTTGGTGGGTTTAACAATGTTAAAAACCCATCTGTACTAACTGTGTAGTCTTTATTAATTAATAGTTGTTTTTCATTTAGGTATGCTAATATTGCTGTTTCAGATAAAACAGTATAATCAATACCACGTGTCAAACTAAAAATAGTTTGCGACTCGTCTTCAATCATATGTCTAACTTTAGTGTCTCCACCATGTGGAATCATATCACTAAAATAAAATGCATCTGTATTTGTATTGTTTGCATGCAGTTTTGATAAAATCCTATCTACATGTACTTTGTCATATCCTTCAAACCCAAGCTCATCTGCTGTTCTTAAAAATTCTCTTTTGAATTTAATATAAGCAAATCCAGAATATTTCATAGCTTCAATGCTATTAAAATCTTTATCTGTTAAGTTATACAATGCAAGGTTTATCGGACCACTATGTTGTACAAATTTCAAACCATATTTTGATGCATTTCCTAAGTCGCGTAAATTACTAACACCAGGGAAGATGCCTTCGAAGCCTTGTACATTATCAACAATGCTATCAACATGATCTAATACTTCACCTAGTGTAAATGTTGTAACATTTTCGTTTTGTGGATTCTTTTCAAAGTTAATAGGAAATTCATAAAATCCAACATTATCTCTCTTTTTAGAACTTGACTTTGTTTTTAAAACTAATTTGTCGTTTTTAGTTAACTCTTTATTAAATGTAACGTATGCATAATTATTAATTCTATTAATTGTATAATCAACAGTCTCACGCTTACGAACACTGTTTACGTAAACCTTAATCTCTAAGTCATTTAAATCGCCACTATTTACATAAACATCAATAATAAAATTGTTTGTTCTAGCGCCAACTGTTTCTTGTTTAACAACAGGCTGTGTAGACTTTGTTGGTGCTTTTGTCCAACCTGAAACATTTGTAAATGTTGTTCTATCAGTATACCTTCTTAATAACGCAGTGTCTGTGCTAACAGTAAAAACATCGGTTAGTTCATCATATTGATAAGTGTCTGACAATAGATTAAAATCAAAAACAATATCGCCACTGTTTTCAATAGTTCTATAGCTTAATGGAAATCCTAGTTCTGTATCATTAGTACCTGTGCCAACTTTATAACTAAAAATTTTGTTTCCTGAAAATGTACTAGACTCTAATGTAGATAGCTGTGTACCTGCATCGTTATATAAATCAAATAAAGGTTGCTGATTGACTTTAATCTTGTCTTGTGTTTGTTTCCAAGTAGTACCATTGTAATAAAAGATTTTACCTTTATAATTTGTACCTGATTTAACCAATACTGTTTCATTTTCTAATGGTGTTGTATCAGTAGTTTCTTTTAATGCAAGTTGTAATGTTCCGTTTTGACTAATAAAATTAACTTCGTAAATTTTACCTGCAACAAAGCTATCAGGATCTGCTGTGAACAACACACGCATACCTTTTACTAATTCTACTCCGTCAACAAAATAACCAACTTGTCCTTCAATATCTGAAAACACATCTTTAGTAACTGTATCAACTAAGTCGACTGAAGTTTTAGAATTAGTTCCAAAATTATAAAGTTTTAACCCTGCTTCAAATTCAATAATTGGTCTTGTAGCCCTATAGTTCTGATCTAAAACTACAGGAACATTATTAATTTTTGCAATATTTTCAATTACACTTTTATGTGTCCATTTATTGTAACGTGACCATTGATTTCCGTCGTTGGATGCTCTGTTAATAACAATGTAGTCTTTTAGAATAGCATAAGAAGTAGCATCGTCAAACGGTAATGAACTAAAACCTTGTGCATCAAATTCGGTAGAAACATCTGTCAAATAATCAGCAGTAATAACCAAATCACTTTCTGATATTAAACTAATTGATTCTCCAACACCTTCAACATACCAATTACCTTCACCGTATTTGGCTGGTGTAATTGTTCCGTAAAACTTTACTTTCATACCATTGGTTAATTTATAACCATCTTGCATAGTATAACTTTTCTTGCCAAGTATCTCATTGCCGACATCTAACTGTGTATTGTCTCTAATATCTTTTATAATAAAAAGTCCAGATGCTTCTATATCATTTCCGTTTGTATAATATAAAGTATCAGGAGATTCTAAATCAATTTTCCAAGTAATAGAACCTTGTTCAACTTTTTGTTGACTTACACCTACATTATATAAGTTTGAATCGTCATCTATACTGTTGCTAGTTCTAATACTAAAAGGCATGTCTATACAATCAATATCAAATGTATATTCTTGTCCTCTGTAGAGTGTTAATGTAGGATTACTTACTTTATTCTCTTGGCCAAATATATACGAATTATTATCTACATTGTCTTGGCGCTTTACATTGAACGTACTTTTAACTTCTTTTGCAGTTCCAAAGACTGGAATTTCATCTGGTCCTGATGGTAGCCAATAGTATTCTCTAAAGTTTACGAACTTGTCCCAATCAATGTGTGGTTGCCACGCATAATATTCTTGTGAGTTATATAGGCTATGATCTATGTTGTTTGCATTTCTAATTTTTGCACTGTTTACATAATCTCTATAATCTCTATAAAAAGTTGTGTTACCTAAATTATCTGTAATTGTAGCAACAGGTTCTAACTGATAGTTCTCTCTATCTGATGATACATCTGACAAATAATTATCAGAGGCCTTAAATGCTTTTGAATCTTTACGTCCAACAAATCCATCAACCTTTTCAATAACACCAGGTTGCATTAACTGGTCAATTGTACTACTTAGAAACTTTTTATTTGCTGTTGTTCTAAAATACTTTGGAAGTAAATTTGCTGTTTTTCTTTTTGAAGTGTCACCTTCTACTGGAATTGGACTTTCATCTTGCGCCATTAGTATCCGTAGCCTCCGCTTGATCCTGAACCGCCTGAGCCGCTTGAGCCGCTTGAGCTACTTGAGCTACTTGAGCTACTTGAACTTGACGTACTAGTTGTGCTAGTAGTAGTTGTATTTGATGCACTTACTGTTGTTAATGGTTGACTTCTAATGCCAGCATTAGTTGTGCCTGTTGATGTGATAATTTTGCCAGATGCTTGTATTCTTGATGCTGTTACAGAGTTAATAATTTCAACATCGTCAACTGTTGCATCGTTGACAAAAATTTCGTTGCTTTCTGCTTTTACTTCATATAAGCTACCAAAGCCCTGTGTAGCTTGTTTAGGTACAAGAAGTATATTAACAACATCTGGTGCTACTTCATTCATTACATAAGTTGCTAGTTCAGTAAAGTGGAATGTGTCACCAAAGTCCCAATTCTGTAATGCAAAGAATCTGTTAATAGCACTAATAACACTTACCTTCACCTCGTTATTATTAACTACTTCTCCGGTATTTTTTACAACTTTGATAGTTGCTTGTAAATTTTCTTGTGCATGTACACCGAACAACGGTTTATAAGTAACTGGATGATATATTACTTCATCACTTATTGATTTGTATAATGCTATAGCCGAACCATAGTTTTGAAATAATTCATCTGAGCTTGGAGGTAATGGCATATTAGATATGCTTCCTGCAAGATATTTTCTAAAGTTTGTATCGTAAGTTTTAGTCAACATATAAATGTCAATAATATTACTTGCACTAGGATCAATTCTATTCCCTTCATCTGCACTATGTACATATTGAAATCTTAAATCTGATCTTCCAACGTGTGCTTTATAGTCTGCTGTTACTGAAAGTATATTGTTGTTTAAAACTTTAAAGTTATCTGTATCAATGATATAAAACACTTGCCCGGCAGTATACTGGCTGTATGCTCCAATTTCTGTTTCTGTAGAAACAATGTTGATTGTACTACCTTGGTTATAATAGTTGTATTTGCTAAACCCTTCATCAGTAGATTCTTTCTTTAAGAATATATATTTTTTAGATGAGTTAGTTAAGGGATCTACAACATTGTCAAAGATATCTGGATCGTCTACACTTCCGTCGTCATTAAGATCAAAGAAACTTACTTCAACTTTTTTACTATTAATATATCCGTCTGTATTTCTAAACTCGTTAACAATTTCCCAATTAATATCATTATTAAAAGCATTCAATGAATCAGGCTTAGTATTAAAATTCATAATAGCAATTTTATCTTTAACTAGTTGCCCTGTTTGAGAATCGTAAATTTTATTTTGTCCGTCAAAGTAAAAACTTAATTCTGTATCACTTTCAAATACATATCTTAATCCTCTATTTGTAACAGTATACTTTTCTCCATTAGTTTCAAAAAGTATAATCCAACTTGAATCTAGTTGGTTTTGAGTTACGTCACCTGTTTTACCGTTACTAAACACATCTACTGTATTCAAGTTTTCGTTAATAATTACTCTCCAGTTACGATTAACTTGATCATAACGTAGTCCAAATGTTTTATATGCAAAAACTTGATCGATGATTTGTGATCTAATATCAGGAGTAATATCTTTTACTATCTTAGGTTTAACTTCTTCAAGAACACTGTTAGCAGGAAGTATTTCATTAAACACAATAGGTCCAGTGCCTGTAACACTATCTACGCTTGTGCCTGCACCATTAACGCTAATAACTTTTACCCATTTATAATCACTAGCACCTTTAGCTGATGCATCGCTTGTAAGTTCGCCATTTCCAATAAAATAAAATCCTGCAGGTGATTTAAATTTAAGCAAAGCGCCTGCTTCTACATATTTTAAAGAACCTCCGGTAAATGTACCTACTTGATATGCAACATCACTAATATTTTGAAGCAAACCTGTTGAACTGTTTGTAGTTTTTGTTGACTGTTTCCATCTAGCGTTTAGATCACTAACAATAATTTTAGCATAGTTGCTAAAATAAAAATTACTAATTGCTCTACTTTTAATAATAGGTAATATGGTATTTTCAATAGTGCCTTCAATATCTGTTTGTGTATTAAAAGTAAATGAAGTCTTGCTTTCGTATGGTTCTCTATATAGTACACCATCTGAGCCAAATAAATTAGTGCTTGAATATTTTCCGGTAGCATCTTTGAGATCAAAATATCTACTAATGCCACTTGTAGTTCTATTTGTTGATTTGACTTTTATAATTTCTTGGTTACTAGTTAAAGGAACAATGTTATAATCCTCTCCAGTAATCATTCTGTTTTGTGTGTAATAAGTCTGCGGAGCATTCTGTCTAATACTTGCAGATGATTCGCTAGTTGTAGCATTAGTTACTGGTGTTTTAAGTTCAACGCCAATAGTTAGTGTCTCGGTTGTACCTGCTTGACTTAAATAATTTAACGTAAATGTAATATTAGTTAACTCTGTTGGTGCAATAGATATTAATCTATTAGCACTAGTTCTATAATACACTCTAAATTGTCCTGATGGTAGATTGCCGAAGATTCCATCTGCAAATACTAAACTAACTTCGTCATCTGCTCTAGTTTGTACAGCATAAAAATCTCTTACACGCTTATTCAAACTATTGTAAATTGCATTATTACCTTCTAAAGAATCAACCTTAGACCAAATTCTATCTGGTATTCCTAAATCGTCTAATGAATATAGCCATACATCTGTATCATTAATATTTTGTGCTTCAATTGCAATTTTTTGATTTGCACTAGGGCTTCCAACATTGAATACATTAGACTTTAGACTTCCTTGTCTAAAGTGTAAGAAGTATCCAGTGTTTGCACTTCCTGAACCTCTACCATCTTCTCTATATAAAAATGCTAAACTTGTTCCAGGTACCGGATTTTCTTCTTGGATTACTTTACGTTCTTCATCAATACCAGTTGACACCATTTCAAACTGTGTTGGCTGTCCGTTAACTGGTTTAGTAAAAGAAAAAATAGGAACATCTGACCCTTCACTATTAAATCTATACTGTTGTGTTAAAACACCATTAATTGGTACTGTTTTGGACGGCCTGCCTATTGTTCCGTTTTGTGGTAATGCCGCATTAAGGACACGTCTAAACTGTTCTGCCCAATTAGCATTACTAGGATCATTCCAGATAACTGTTTGTCCTGATAAATTACTACCATTACTATCAACTAATGATTCTGTAGTACTTACTGTTTCAAATTTAATAAGCCCATTTGCCGCTTGATTACGTCTAGGATTATATGACAGCATGCGAGCTAAACGAAGAACTGATTCTCTACGTTCTGCTAATTCTAAAAAGTTTTCTCTTGCGTTTAAATCGACTCTATAACTGATATTTTGTCCTAAGAACGCAATCATATCAATTAGAGCAATATATTCTGATGTATCAATATAATCGTTAAAATCTTCTGGGTAATTATTTCTTAGATAGGCGATCATTGTCCTTCTAAGAGTATCAAAATCGTAGCTACGGAACTCCGCATTACGGTAGCTCTGGTATACTTTTTGCCAGTCTTCTGCTAGTAGCAGTCTATTTTGTCTGTCGGTTGATGACATTGGTTATCCTTCTTTTAACGCTACAGTATTTATTATAAACAATAATACTAGTAGTTAATTGTGTCACAATAGCCCAACACTTTTATCAAACTGTAATCTTAATTGTTCACTAATATTATAGTCTAGATACATTAGTGTACATTCAATCTGTAGTCCGCTTTCGTACTCTGAAACTTGTACGCCTGTTGCTCGTGTTCTTGGGTCATAATTAACAATATTTGTAACGTTAGCAGTGATTGCTTCTTTTAATTGGGTTGTTAATGGTTCGTATAGTGCTTCCCAGATAATACAACCAAATGTAGGATCGGATAACTTTTCTCCTTGTCTAATATTAAGATGATTAAGCAAATTCTGTTTAATCAAAGAAATATCAAACTGCTGGAATGAGCTATTTTCAGCGTTAACTGTGCTAAATCCTCTATATGTTTTTGACCTAATAGGATTTTTCTTCTCTTTCCTAGGTGTAATTTTAATCTGTTTATATAAATCTGTTGCCATACTAATATTTACCTTATTTTATCCGCCGGCGAAAACCCTGTTAAAGCCTGTTGCTACACTCGTACACCCTTCAATAGCATCACCAATACGTCCACAACCTTTGCCATTTATAAACACAGTAGTTGAACCTACTGCAATTGGTGCGGCATGACTTGGACACGGTATTGGTGGAAGTAAATGTGATGTATTATTATCACCTTGCCGTGATACTCCTGTTCCGTCTACAAAAACGTCACCACTACATTGATCTCTTAGTGGCGTAGAACAGTGTGCTACATCAGAATCTACACTATTACCTCTACAAACTGCGGGCACGTTCAATCTCCATTAGTTGTTGTAATTTTCCATTCCATTGTTGTATTTCTTGGTGTTGTTCTTCTGTATGAGGCTCTGGTGGTATTTCAGGCAAAAATTCAATCATGTGATCAAAGTCTGAAGGAATATCCTCAAAATTTGTGTATGTAAAAAGTTCATTGTTTTTCATTATTACAAATTTATGCATTAAAATGGTCCATCTTTTGTTTTTACTGTTGCTGTTCCTTCGCCAACATCAATTGGAGTTGTTGTTGACAATGAATAAATTGGTGTTAATTCATTATTAATAATACGTTGGTAAAATCCTTTACCTAATTTAATTCTGCTATTAGTGTTTGATTGTCCACCGGCATATCCAACTGCTTTTTGGAATTCTGACCCTAACGAATTAAAGTCAGTGCTTGTCCAAGTAATACTTTTACTAGCAAGATATGCACATGCTATATCTGTTGATTTTTTTGGATCGTTTGCTAGGTCTGGATTCTTAATAATATCAACTCCTGCAAGGCCACCGTATTTCTTATAGTTGTTTTTTCCTGTAATTTGTATAAGGCCTCGACCTCTATATCTATATCCGTCGCCGGTTGATGCCGCGCCGTTACCCATTCTATTCCCATATACAGAATTTGCAATCGCAGACGGACCAGCATCTGCTAGTTGTCGAGCTTTTATTCTACCTTGTGTTGAATTAAATCTATTTGGCCATACAGCGATTAATCTGTCTGCACTATATCTCATATTTTCGCACTTAGGTTCAAATGCACATTCTTTTTGTACCTGTGCCATTGCCATTGCAAGTGCTGTTGCATTTTGTGATTGCCAAGTTGTAGCACTAAGACCTAATTTCTTAATTAATGCTCCTAAGAAATATCTTTGCTGTTCAATTACAGGAACAGGATCTGCAGGTTGTATTCCTGTAGTACCGTCTGTATCTCTACTTGGCACTACTTCTATTTCTTCTCTAACTCTCTTGCCGTCTTTTTCAATAAAAGGATCTTGTGCATTGTAGATACCTGATGTTTCTGTGTAGTCAGGTTGATCTGCATCTTTATCAATTAACGGAGATTGAACTCTTACTTCAGGAGATGGTGATTCAATACTTACAGTAACTCCAGGTGTATGTCCTTTAGGATTATAATTTTCGTGTGCGTCCCAAGGTTCGTGTCTTGGAATACGTCTTGGACGTAATGCAACTTTTGCTTCATCTGCTCTATTTGCATCTGCTGTAACTCTTAATGGGTTTCCATCAGCATCATTAATAACTTGATTATCTTTATCAAGTACTTGATCGTTGTTATCCATTGATAAATTAGTTACTGGCAAAGTAAATGTATCACCAATTGAATCTGCTGTATCTGCTGATGTTGCTGGTATTGTACTATTCATGTGTATATGGTTACCTGCTGTTTCAAGATGATTAACTCCTGATTTAATTTCTGTATTTCCTGTATTAGCATCAAATTTATTGTTTAGAAAACTTCTAATTTGTGTACTTCCATAGCTGGTTAATTTGTTATCACCAAGTGTGTTTAGATTAAACGCACCATTTACAGTCTGCCTATAATCGCCAACTACTTTACTGTGGAAGTTTGCATTTATAGCAATGTGTCCATCTTGGCTGACTTGTAAATTGTAATCACCGTTAATTGTTGTACGCTGTGTTCCTTTAATTTGCACATCTTCATCTTCACCTACGGCTCTTGTGTTTAACGCACCAACCCAAACATCTCTGTCTGCTCCGACAAATTCTTTAGAATCTTTTGCAACGCTTACGTCACTGTCTTGATTTACTCTGTGTTTGAAATCACGACCAGTTGTAAAGTTTGTATCTCTACCTGACTGCATATTAATATCTCTATCAGCAGTAATGTTTAAATCTGTTTCTGTTCTAATATTAATACTATCTTGTGAATAGATATCAATCTTACCATTACCTGTAAGTTCGATCCAAGCACTACCTTTTGCATTACCAATATAAATTAAATCTTCTGTATTGTGTAATAATATTTGATGTCCTGTTCTAGTTTTTAATTTAATATGTTCGTTAAAAGGTAATGTTACATCAGCTTTAACAACATCACCGGGTGTAGTTTCAATGTCATAATATTTTGCACCTACTTGTGTAGCCGGTCCTTCTCTTAATAAAGTAGGATCGCCGTCATCCATCGTAAATGCAGATCCGCCAAGTCTACTTCTAAAATAATTAACTTTATTTTGTGCTTCTCCATATCTTCCTTTAGGTTTACCAGTACGCTTATCTAAAGGCCCAGGAGTATTCCACCCGTAAACAGTATTTGGAACATCTCTTCTTGAAGTTGTAGATGTTAATCCTCTAATTATATCTTGCTCTAAACCTTGTTGTCCAAGAACTGCTGTCATCATAGGATTGTGAGGTCTAGCAAATTTATCTGGATTCATACCAGCTTTTAAATTCTTTCCATCAATTACTGTAACACGCTTGTTGAATTCTCCTACTGGTAGAGGTAAATTTTTAAAATCGTTAGGAACATCTTTTTGAATTATGTTGCTTCCTTTGTCTGAAGGATATCCTCCAGGAACCATCCAATTCATGTAGTCGTCTTGAACACAACCAATCCAAAATCCTTGGTTAGGTAATCCTTCAGCAAAAATAACTAAAACTTTAACGCCTGGATCAGGTGGAACTGCCCAAAACCCGTAACTCTGTTGTGTATGGTAGTAGTCAGTATTTTTAGTGTTACTATCAACATTATTAACACCATAAAATGGCATACAATATCTTACATTAAAAAGTTGTCCTTCTTGCTCATCTTCATTAGAAGATACTACATTAGATAGAAGTTGTACTTTTAAACCACCTTGTCGTTTAGAATCTAGATGACTAACAACTTTAGCCAAATAAGGTCCAGGAGACATTCTTTTGACTCCAGCTCCTGCTGATCTTTTGTTTTGTGAGCCTGACGGTAATTCGTGTTCCATTAATCTATCCCATAAGGAACCCAAAGGCCATTTTTATCTATATAACCTTGCCCAGTTCCAGTTGTTACCACAGGATCAGTAGCTTGTGCATCATTTGCAAACGCACTATCTGACCCACGTGTTTGCTGTCCTGGTGGCACTGCTACTGGATTGCCTGTTGGGTTTGCCGCTGATCTTGATTTTGCTAAGGCTATAAGTCTGTCATCACTTGCTTTATTCTGTGCATTTGCTTTTTCTCGTGCTGTTTGATCCGCGGATAATATCTTTGCGATACTCTTTTGTATATCACTAACTTTACCCCAGTTAATGCCCTTTTGAGCAATCGATATATTGTCTAGTTTACCTTGTATGATTAATTTTTGAACAATATATTCTTCTGACTCTTTACCTTTTACTGCAATTATTGTATCTAGTTGTTTTTGTTGTACTTCAGAATATTCAAAGGCTTTTTCTTTAGTTTTTTCAGCTACATTTTTCTTCTCAAAGTTAGGACGCTTAACCATACTAAGCTCTTGGGTAAACGTATTATTTTCTATTCTATTAGCAACAGTAATAACTTGATACAATCCGCTAAAATTATTAACTTTACTGAGCGGCATTGCTTGCATTTTATAGTCTCCTCTTTCAGGATCAATATCAATAGGTGTTTCAAAGTTTATTATAACATCTACTTGTCCACTTTGATGATCTATACTGCCGTTAGCATTGACATTAATATACTCTGTACTATGCGAATTAAAGTTTCCCATTCCACTATCTGCAATATAGTAAGGATCTCCTAATATTCTCATATTTAGAGTAATTAAATCAGCTTCGCTATTAACTATAGCTTCATTAAATGCTCTAGCTACTTGTATCTCAGCTGATTCAGCTACTGCACCTGCAGACAAAGGAGTAGTGTTCTGAGCTACTTCTTGTTGTGATTTTCTTCCGCCATCATTACCAGGGATGCCATCAGCTCCGCTTGACTCATCTACCTTACTTGGCGGTGTATCAGTTCCTTTACTTGCAGTGTCGTCATTTTCTTTCTTTCCCAATTTGTTTATTGCTGAGAAAAATGTGTTGTCTAATTTAATTTCAAAATCTAAGATATCTTTATTTTGTCCTGTGTACATGTAGTTGTATGCTTTTGCGGCTTGCTTAACTAACTTGTCGTAGCCTGGCGGTGGAGCATTTGGTTTTTGAAAGGCACTAATATGAGCTTTGTAAGGGACTACATTGTAGACATATATTCTTGGCATTCTACCATTTTTAGCTTCTGCTTTTGAGTCATGAATAAGATACATTTGAGATTCAATTTTAAACCAATCGATCATTCCGTTCTGGTCTTGTTCAGCTTTTAATAGTCTTTGACCGTAGCTACTTATTAAAACTAATTCTTCTAGTATACGTTGTATCTTTGTTCCTGCTCTAAACTGTACTGTACGTTTAGCAGGATCAATTGCTATAGCGCCTCGTTTAAAAGTCTCAGATTTTGTATCATAACTAAAGGTCGGCTTTCCAAAATCAGGGTGCCCTGCTCCTGTAGGTTCTTCAGGTGCTATATCAGATAATCCAATCGGATTAATACCCATACTTTTGTCAGTAATAACTGTTTTGATAGACTCACTTAAATTTCCTCGCTTAACACTAAATCCTAATCGACCTTCAATTAGTTTTCTTCGAGCAAATTCCGTTGCATACTCTCTTTTTGCATCATTAAATAGAGTTGATAATGATACATCGCCTGATTCAACAATCTCTAATGTTTCTTTGTCTGAAAATGTTTTGTATTGTAATTCGCCTGTAGTTGCTGTATCTCTTCCTTCTTTATTACTTCTATAAAGTGCGGCTTGATCTTTGCTTGCTCTTTTTGAGGGGAATGCAATAATGTATTCATCTACTTCAATTTTCCCAGCCTCTTTAAGACTAATAGTTTTACCTTTGTCGTCTTTAAGTTGTGATTTAATCTTATGAGTATTGACATGAGTTGCTATACTATTAATGCCTGATTGACAAATTTCTTCTAGTGTTCTACCAGAAACCTGAATGTCAGTTGGTATGCTTTGAGCATTATCAGCAAACGCTTCATCATTAAATGCACTACATAAGAACTGGTAAACTGCTCCTTCAGCATCTACATTAAATTCTACAGTTACAATTTTTAGCGGTAATAATCTTCTTGTAATTGGTGCTGAAGGGTTTGATTTTTCTATATCCTTCCAACCAATAAACATCATCTCTAAAAGCCAGGGTGCTTCTAAATAATTTTTATACCCGCCATTGTCCGCGGCAAGTTGCATTGTTTGTAATAACATTCCCATACTATATGGTTCTCTAACTTCGAATTTAATTTGATGGAAATTAGTTTGTCTACTTTTTTTGTTAGGAGCAATCCATGTATCAATTTCTACATTATTAATAAAATATTGTGTATCAATATTGTATCTTACTTCAGCGGCTGTTCTTGGCTTCCTAGGAGCTGTAAGTCCTTTTCCTGATCTAAAAACTAATTGTCCGTCTTTTAATCCATTTTTTATATAAGTGTCATCAGGATAATTTACTTCATCAGGTGACAAACAACCGAAGCTAAAAATATTACTGTAAGTTGCGAATAGTTCTAATTCATTTGCTAGAGGTAAAGCACTGTTATCTGGTTGTTCATCAGGATCAACCCTCATTGCTTCAGGTGCGGCATTAATAAAATCTTGTGCAGTAGGTCCGCCGGCCGGGCCAGTTCGTGACCCATAGTTTTGTGCTTGAGGATATTCATATGGGTTAGTAGCGTTTCCAACAGTTGCATTGTTTTTAGGTTTTGATTGCTTTTGTACTTGGGCTTTACCTTCTGCTGATTGAATAGCTATATTGTTCATCATTGAGCCTAAATTGCCAAATCCTGCAGGAGGTTTGATTCCTGTAAGGTTGCCTTTGTTATCCATCATGCCGCCGAACATAGATGGAACTTGCCCCTTTTCTGCTTGACCTCCTTGCTCTTCGTAAAAATCAGCAAGATTGCCCATACCAAATTTACGCATATAGGCCGCGGCTACTTTAGGATCGCCTTCTTGAGGTTTAGGTTTTTTCTGATTAAACTTTCTAGCTACGTCTGATTCACCGTATGGATCTCTTGGCAAGTTACTCTCCTAGTGTTTCTAGAACACGCTCTGGACTTGGTAAGAAAATTTGTATTCCTGGAACTAAATCGTAAATAGGATCTTCAAGTACGTCTAAATTCCTTTGAGTAAATATCCACCAAAGCCTGTTATCGCCATACATATCATACGCAAGTAAATCTGGTCTGTGTAGATACTGAGGCTCAACAGTATATAGCGGATCATCAGCGTATGCTGGCACTGGTCTGATAGTTAAAACGTCTAAGGTTCCTGAATTGCCAATTGATGTTTTTCCGTATGGGCTTGAACTCATTAAATATATCCTTTTCCTAAATCACTTCCATTAACAAAGTTTCTATAACTAAAGTTGGTTTGTTTATCTCTACTGTAAATTGGTTGTACTGTAATACTAAACTGTGATTCTGAAGGTGCCCAACCAAACTTAACAGGGCCGCCGCCGAAATCCATAGGATTAATCGCACCCGGAGAAAATTTGCAAGCAATATAATCAACTTCGTTAGGCATATCAACTGTAAAGTTTTGAATAATTACCGGAACATTATTAAAAACGTAATCTCCATAACCATTTAATTTTGCAATAGGTGGTGGTGCACCTGTTCCATCCGTACCATAGTCCATTTTGGTCATAGCTCTTAGGTAATGTAAACATGCTGTCCAGTACTGTGCATCTAAACTATCTTGACAATAAAATTGTCCTACTATAGTCAATGCGTCCACTTGTGAGTTCTGATATGCAAAGAACGGATAATTATTATGTATAGGGGAAACTGTATTATATGCGGCTGAATGGCTTACGATGATTGACGGAGTATACGGAAAAACCATATGTCCTTCATATTTTGAAAACAACGGACTAAGCAAGCCTGATACGTTTTGGTCTAATGATTTTGGCACTGACAGTTTAACACGCCAGTCTTTGTCTTCGACTTCTACTGCGAATGATGCTGGGGCTTTTGCTTCGAAATTATTCTTATTTTTATTTGGTAAATTCTTACCACGTAATCCACTTACAAGATCTTCTGCGCCTCCTGAAATACCATCAAATATATCTTGGCCGATGTCTTTAGCACCTTTAACCATATCTGAAACAAATTCTGGTGCATTACCACTACTAGCATTTTGTCCTGGTGCGTTAAATCCTTTTGGAGGAACCTTAGTTCCCATGTTAACACCACCTTTAGATACGATTCCGTCTTTAAAATATGTGGTCATAATTAATTGTCTCCTATATGCATTATTTAGTTGACTTTATTAACAGAGTAGTTTATAATATAACAAACAATCGGAGAAAATATGAATAAACGTGTAAATTATCTAAACAACAAGGATATTTTAAAGGAAATACACAAATCAAAGACTACATTCTGTAGTTATGTTGATCCTGAGTATGGCCAATATGATATAATCCTACCAGAAATTGGTAAAATTAATATTAGAACAATAGCTGAAGCAAAACGCAATAAAGCAAAACGCTTACAGCAACAAGCCTTTGAAGCCGCAAAATTAGCAGGCAAAAGAGTAAAACTTGCTGAATTCGAAATTGACTATCGAAAGATACAAAAAGATGAATTAGTATTTAGAATTATGACATTTGATCATATTCCAGAAGAACCTGGTCGAAAAAAGAATCCTAAAACACCTGCAGACTATAAAGTTAAGTTAAACTTTCCTCCGTTTCAACATTACAAATTTGATGAAAAAGATGCATTACTTTGTGTAGGCAAAAGTCACTGGGAAGGTGGAATGGAAAATGGTTGCTTTAATAAAGCACATGGTAAAGCAACTAACAAACTTGCTTTGATGTGGATGAAGTTATGTGATAGATATGCAACAAGAGGTAATGTTCGTGGATACACATACAATGACGAAATGCGTGGACAAGCAATATTACAGTTAGCACAAATTGGACTACAGTTTGATGAATCAAAATCAAACAATCCGTTTGCTTATTATACTGCGGCAGTAACAAATTCATTTGTAAGAGTTATTAATATTGAAAAACGCAATCAAAATATTAGAGATGATATTTTAGAAATGAATAATATGAATCCTAGTTATACTAGACAAGCACAAGGCGAATGGGATCGTGTTAAAACACAAGACGCTAAAGCACCTGTACCAAATCCGTCCAAAAACACTTGACTTACATCAAAATATAAAGTATAATATACAAAACAGGAGTACGAATGTTTAAAAAAGCGGCGGTGTTTACAGATATTCACCTAGGACTGAAGTCGAATAGTAGACTACACCTACAAGATTGTGAAGACTTTGTAGATTGGTTTATTGAACAAGCAAAAGCTAACGGTTGTGAAACCGGTATCTTTTGTGGTGACTGGCATCACAATAGAAATACAATTAATGTACAAACACTAGATGCAACTACACGTTGTCTAGAAAAGTTAGGTGCGGCATTTGATAAGTTTTACTTCTTTGCAGGTAATCACGATTTGTACTACAAAGACAAACGCGATGTTTACAGTGTAGAGTTTGGTAAACATATTCCAGGTATTACATATGTAGACGAAATATTAGTTGAAGATGATGTTGCATTAGTTCCTTGGCTTGTCGGTGAAGAATGGAAGAAGATTAGTAGCATAAAAACAAAATATATGTTTGGTCACTTTGAACTGCCTAGTTTCTATATGAACGCAATGGTGCAAATGCCTGATCACGGTGAACTAAAAGCTGAACATTTCAAACATCAAGATTATGTGTTTAGTGGACATTTCCACAAACGTCAAGTACAAGGTGCAGTACACTATATGGGTAATGCTTTTCCACACAACTATGCAGATGCATGGGATGATAAACGTGGAATGATGATACTTGATAAAGAAAATAACAAAGAACCACAATATATTGATTGGTTAGACTGTCCTAAGTATCGAACAGTTAAACTGAGTCAATTACTAGACGAAAAAGACAAACTACTTAAAAACAAAATGTATCTTAGAGTAACTCTTGATCTTCCAATTAGTTATGAAGAAGCAAGTTTTATTAAAGAAACATTTATCAATGAATATGATTGCAGAGAAATTACACTAATTCCTAGTCAGCAAGACGAAGAAATACACACAGACATCGATATTAGTACATTTGAAAGTGTAGATGAAATTGTTACTAAAGAAATTACTGCATTGGATACACAAAACTACGACAAGAAGTTACTATTAGGAATATATGACGAACTATGATTAAGATAAAAAGTTTAACCGTTAAGAACTTCATGAGTGTGGGTAATCAAACCCAAGCAGTTGATTTTGATAAGCAACAATTAACACTTGTGTTAGGAGAAAACCTTGACCAAGGTGGTGACGACAGTGGATCACGTAATGGTACAGGTAAGACTACTATTATAAATGCACTAAGTTATGCCCTTTACGGGCTTGCTTTAACAAATATTAAGCGTAATAACTTAATTAATAAAACTAACAACAAAGGTATGTTAGTTACGCTCTCTTTTGAAAAAGATGGACGAGATTATAAGATTGAAAGAGGACGTGGTCCTAATGTATTAAAGTTTTATGTAGATGGACAAGAACAAGAAATGACAGATGAGTCGCAAGGCGATTCACGTAAAACACAAGAAGACATTATAAGTCTATTAGGTATGTCACACAATATGTTTAAGCATATTGTTGCACTAAACACATACACAGAACCGTTCTTAAGTATGCGTGTAAACGATCAAAAGGATATTATTGAGCAGTTACTTGGTATTACAATACTTTCTGAAAAAGCAGAAGTACTAAAAGATAAAGTAAGGCAAACACGAGAAGCAATTACAGACGAAACTGCTCGTATAAATGCTATCGAATCTAGTAATTCACGTATTGGTGAAACTGTACGTAGTTTGCAAACAAAACAAAGTGTATGGAATACAAAACAAAAAGAAGACATTGCTAAACTAGAACGATCAATTGACGAGTTAGAACACTTAGATGTAGAAAATGAATTAGACAAACACGAACAACTGTCTAGTTGGGAAGAAAAAAATAATGCTATTTCGGCTCTTAAAAAAGAATTAAGCACACTAGAGCCAGCACTAGTACGTGCAGACAATTCTGTAGAAAAAGCAAAAAAAGACGCAGAAAACTTAGATCAAGGAACATGTCATACTTGTGGACAAGAGCTACATGACGAGAAAAAACAAGAACTTGCAGTTAAAAAGAAAAAAGAACTTGAAGATGCTATAGCATATCAAAAAGAAGTAGGGGATAAAGTTTTAGATGTAACAACGTCACTTAGTGACATTGGGGATATCAACGGCAAGCCTACAACGTTCTATGAAACTCTTAAAGAAGTATACGATCATAAACAAAATGTATCACAACTACAAGAAGCATTAAGTCGTGCAAAGACAGAAGTTGATCCTTATCAAGAACAGATTGATGAATTAAACACAACTGCTATTCAAGAAATTAACTGGGATACAGTAAACAACTTAACAAGTTTAAAAGACCATCAGGACTTTATGTTAAAACTGCTTACAAACAAAGACAGTTTTATTCGTAAAAAGATTATTGATCAGAATTTAGCATATCTAAACAATAGGCTTACTAACTATCTTGATAAACTTGGATTACCACATAGTGTTGTATTCCAAAACGACTTGTCAGTTGAAATTACACAATTAGGACAAGATTTAGATTTTGACAATTTGTCAAGAGGTGAGCGTAACAGACTTATACTTGGTATGAGCTTTGCATTCCGTGATGTTTGGGAAAGTTTATATCAAAATATCAATCTATTGTTTATTGATGAGTTGATTGATTCAGGTATGGATACTAGCGGAGTTGAAAACAGTTTGGCTATTCTAAAGAAAATGGGTAGAGAAAGACAGAAAAATGTATATCTCATATCCCATAAAGATGAACTAGTAGGAAGAGTAACACACGTTCTCAAAGTAATAAAGGAAAATGGCTTTACCTCATATGAGAACGATGTAGAAATACACAATGAATGACGATACACACGATAAATTGACCAAGGCATATATGGCATACTTTAAGGCAAACGAGAAGTTTGAGGCCCGTAATTCTGTACGAACACATAGAGAAAGCAGAAAATGGTTACGAGAGATACGTAGCCTAGCTAAACAGCGTATGGACGAAATACATCACAAGCATAATTCCAAGAAAGAGGCCCCAGATACATAGGCAACGGTAAGTACCAATATGCAATGGACTTATCAAGGTGAAAATGTAGAAGAAATACCTGACGGTGTAGAAGCATTTGTCTACTTGATAACAAATAAAGTCAATGGCATGAAGTACGTAGGCAAGAAACTAGCAAAATTCAAAACAACGAAGCCACCGCTAAAAGGCAAAAAAAATAAAAGACGTGGAACAAAAGAATCAGACTGGAGAGATTACTGGGGATCCAGCGATAGACTACAGGCTGATGTTACACAACTAGGCGAAGACAAGTTTACTAGAGAAATATTACATTATTGTCCAAGCAGAGGCATTGCAAGTTACTTAGAGGCACGAGAACAGTTTGAACGCAGAGTACTAGAAACAGATGATTACTACAACGGTATCATTAATGTACGTGTAGGCGGTTCAAAAATTCTAAAAGAACACTTAAAAACATTATAGGCAAGCCAATACAGCACATAAGGATAGCGGGCCAGATCGATAATTCCGCTGTGTAAAGGGTGGCGTGAGAACCACACACGAAACATATTGATTCATACGAACCATAACGATCAATATAGGCTAGATGCTGTTAGCCAAGAACCACAATGTTCAAAAAAACCCCTTAGCAATAGGAACGAAGCGGGGGATAGCGTAGAAATACGTGACGTCGACGTAGGTTGGGAAAGGTCAGAGCCCATTGAACAGTGAAAATACCTACTTCCGAATCTCGGCTGTGACGAACTCACATGAAGACCAAGATTAGATGGAACCAGTTAGTAGGTTCCGTCTGACTGAAACAATCTACATGAAGCAATTACAATATTACTACGTAATATTGCTTTAATTCATATCTATTACTTCTATCAACAAACGAAGTGCTATAGTTTGAGCGTAAGCGAAAACAATTTGTTACGAAGTAACAAATCTTAGTTGTTCTTATATATCATCCACATTAATACTACTGTTAAAACTAAAAAATAGAATATGGGCGAACACATAGAAGTTATTTAGTGAAGATCAGGATCTCTTCCAAAACCTGACTTAACACTACTAACTTCGAATGATTCGTATCTGAGTTGTAGATGAGGGTTTGTATCACGCATTGTTTCTATATATTGCTGTACTTCGTCAATACTGTTTACAACGTCAATCTCATTATCGAGATTGTCTAGTATTCGATATCTTGTTATCATGTGTAGTCTATTTACTAAGTATTTCTGTGTTCAAAAGTATAAATATAATTAATCGGGAGCTAAACTATGAAAGTATACGACATTTTAACAGAATCTAAGCAAGTTGATGAAGGTCCTATTAGATTTTTAAAAAGAACACTAGGTAAAAACACAGCTGGAGGCAAAGCCGCACAGCTAGACGTTGAATTAGATAAAGAAGTATCAAACATTTATAAGGACTTTTATGCTGTAAGCAAACAAGATCCTAAAATGAAAGGTATGACTGCAAAAGGTTTAGCAAAGTTTTTAGTTGCAAAAGGATTTGTAAGTAAGCCAAGTGCAGTAATGTCATATATTAATGCTGAACCAGGCATAATGCGTTCACTGAAAAAAACAGCATCTAAAAGTTATAAATCTGGAAAAGGCGCGGCAAAATCTGGGGCGGCCGCTGTTACAGGCGCGGCAAGTAAACTTAAAGCTAAATTATCTCCACAAGCATCAGGACTTACTGGAGCAGACGCACAAGGCAATTTAGATCTGTCAGGTGGAAAAATGAATAGTAGTATATATAGTGAAGCACAGATAATGGAAGCTGATGTTGAGCTATCAAAAGGTCAAGTTCAAAAAGTAATTAAACGTTTTGTACAACAAGGTTTTCAAAAACAAATGGGTAGTAGAGTATCAAAAAGTTCATACGGTGATGCTCCTGCAGATGCAGATACAACAGTTGCTACTAAAAAAACTAGCAAAGCAAAAGATACTAGCAAAGCAAAAGATACTAGCAAAGCAGATGCTAAAGATATGGCTACGCCTACAATGGATGTCGAATCAGCAAAAAAATATCTAGAAGCAAACGGTTATACTGTAACTAAGAAAAAAGCTAAAAAAGATCCAGCAGATGTAAACAACGATGGAAAAGTAAGTCCAGATGAAAGAAGCAGAGCAAACTACTCCGCTGGCATGGATCGAATAAGAGCAAATTCTAAAAAGTAAATCCTACCAAAACGGCATACCTGACTTTTTAGCAGACTCCATATTTTCTTTAATTAAATTAGCAATAATTTCACGGTCGTCGATATCTAAATCATAAGCATCATTGAGTTGAATACTGCCACGCATCCACCATGAGATACGAATCATTTCATTCTTAATTTCTTTGACCTCACCCTCTAGGACCTTAACCTCGTCTTGGATTTTTTCGAGGCTCCACGTTAAGATCCTTAGTCGAAAAAATTGCCTTGATCGAATACAATAGGTATAGAATAAGTCTTATCAGCACCTGCTTCGATTTCCTCTTCAGTAGCTTCTACTGAAAGTGGTTGTTGTTCAAATTGTTTTTTCTGAGATTCAATATGCTCTTTAATTTGATTAAAAATCTTTGCATCAGTGTTTTCAATGAACTCTTTGATATGAGCTGGATTAACAACAGCTTGATCAGAGCCATCTGGTTGAATTGCTACAACACTTTTAATAAGTGTTTGTACGTTTAACTCAGTTAGTCTAGAAAAACTTGATTGGAACTTCTGTAACTTTTCTTGATTTTGAATAGTATTATCATCAATAACAGCAAAAATTCTCTGTTCTTCAAACGCTTTGATCATTCCTTCAGTAATAGTTTTATAGTTTAGTGGTTGTATCTGAACTTTAAATCCATCAATCTGAAAAGTATGAACAAATTCTTTTGACATGTAATTGTCAAAGAGTGTTTGTAAATTCAATTCAAAGTCTTTAGTAATGTCTGTTTTTGGAATAGATGCAGTCATTGCCATTTTTTCACCATAACTTGCACGTCTAATTGCAATTAAGATTGTATCTATATCAATAGATGGTGTTTGCCATGCATCTTTAATGTTTGGCAAACAACTTTGAATAACATCAACTGTTGCTTGTCCGTTTAATAACGCATCGGGAGTTTTAAACGTAATCTCATCCTTTGCCGTCATTGCGTAAACTGGGTATTCACCGTTTTCCGTCTTTTCCAAAGACTTTCCTGGCCAATATTCTCCATTGCTTGGCAACTTGATGTAGATCTTTGGTTGTCTAAGGTGCTTCGCTAATGGATTACCTTGCGGTTGTGCCATAGGAATACCTTGCTGTCCCCCCATTGGTGGGAAGTTATTATCTACCATGTTTATATCTCCTGCTAAATAGTATTAACATATTTCGTAATAGTATTTATGGTATTTTATAAAGTGAGTATATAATAAATGGCAGTAAGAATAGACATCCCCGGAATTGGTGAAGTCGAAGCACAAAATGCGGCTTCAGAAGCAACTCTACGACAGATACTTAAAGCACTAGGTGGTAGAACTGGATCAATAACAGGACAAGGCGGCAATAATGGCGGTAACCTGAATACCGACAAAGCCAACAAAGGACTTGACGCCGTAGGTAAAACATCTGAAAAAACAGCAGGATCAGTAGGTAAATTAGGATCAGCGGCGGCATCTGTAGCTGGCGGCCTTATTAACGGATTAGTAGCGGCAGTTAGCGGAGCAGTTGGTGCAGTTACCGGAATGGCAACTGGATTACTCCAAGGTAAAACTAGTATACACGAGTTTACTCAAAATGTTCCTGGACTTAATATTATTACTGGAATAATTGAAAATCAAATGACTATGTACAAAGAACTGTCATCAGTTGGTGCAGGCTTTGGTAATAGTATGTTTGAGATTACACAGGTTGCAGGCGCATCAGGATTATCTATGCAGACTCTTGCTAAAGTTATTGCAAGTGAATCCGAAGGACTAAGAATGTTCGGTGGAAATGTACAAGAAGGTACACGTAGATTTGGTAGGCTTTCAAAAGAGATGCGTACAGGCAATCTAGGTAGACAACTATTAGGAATGGGTTTAACTACAGAAGAATTAAACGAAAACCTAATCAGCTACAACGAATTATTAGTATCTACAGGTAGAGATAGATATATGACTGATTCTCAAATAGCGGAAGGATCAGCGAAGTATTCACTAGAACTTGATAAGATATCAAAATTAACAGGTAAAAGTCGTAAACAAATTGAAGAAGAACAAAGAGCTAAGAATACAGACATACGTAGACAAGTAGCAATGTCTTCAATGACTGGCGATCAATTGAATCAATTTAGAAATAACTTATCACTAGCAAACAAAATATCACCTGAGTTTGAAGCGGCACTTGTAGATATGGCAGACGGCATAGCAAACGATCCGGTGACACGACAGTTAATGGCTAACAGTGATGTGTTTAAGGCTTTTGCTAAAGATATCGAAAATATGAGTCCTGAACAGATGAACAACTTTGTTAAAGATGTTGGTGATGAATTAGGAGGCTTAGCACAGAAATTTAAACTAGGTGGTGTTGACGCCGCACTTTCCGCTGGCGGATCATTTGGTAGTTTGTTGACAATGGGCGGACAATTAGCAATGGCTGTTGAAGCTACTGAAGGTTCAGTTACAAAACAACAAACAGAATATGACAAACTTACAACGGCTATTGGAAATAGTGTTACTACACTAGAAGAGTTGTCTGGAGCATCACAGGCTTTTGTTACAAACACAACAGCATTTAAAGAAGCAACAGATGCTATTGCAGACTTAATTCCATCATACGAAACAGCAACACAATTATTTGAAGACAACAAAGGCACTATTGAAAAAGCAATGAATGATGCTTGGAATTGGATGAAAACTGACGGGAAACAGATTCTACAAGATGTCGGAGATCAATTTAAGAAAATGTGGCCAAAACTGTTAGAGTTTAGCACATACTTAGTAGATAATATTTTACCTAAAGTTAAAAAGTTTGCAGAAGAGTTTTTGGCAGATCCTGCAAGTGCGTTTGGTGATATAAGTCAGACGGTAATAAATTGGGGTATTGCGGCAGTAGCGTCACTTGGAATTGCTATTACAGCGGCACTAGGAGGCGGCCCGTTCATTGCGGGCATTACAGCATCTATTCTTGGGATGGCTACAACTATTGGTGCAACAATATTGGCCGCCGCTACTACGGCATTAACAGCGGCAACAGGCTTTATAGCCGGAGCACTTGGTACAGCGTTAACAGCAGTCGGCGGAGCACTATTATCTCTACCAGCATTAATTGCTGGAGCAATCTTAGGGGCTGTAGTAGCAATTGATTTTGCATTCTTTGAAGGAGCTCTAACAAAATCTGTTACAACTGCAATATCTGATATGTGGACATACTTAAAAGATTGGTTCAAAAACAGCGTATTCAATCCATTTAATTGGTTTGGTGGTGATGATGAAGGTGCCACAAGCGGTACGGCCACACCAAAGAAGAAAGACGGTGGAGGTTTTTGGAATAAATTGAATCCGTTTTCTAGCGATGACGAAGCAGAGGTTGAAAAACAGTCACAGGTTACACCTATTAAACCAACAGTACCTACAACACCAGCCAATTCTTCAAGTGCAACAGAGCTTGCGATGTTAAATACTAATATGGTCCAGCTTATCGAATTAACAAAAAAGAACACAACAGCCGTAAAAGCATTGAACGGCAATATAATGGCTGGATAAGGAACACAATATGAGTTGGAAAAGATATTTTACACCAGTAGAAGGACAAGCAGGAACAAGCAGTCCATTAAGTATGGGTCAAGGCACACAGCCAGGACCGGCACGTTCAAACTATTCAAGTTTTCTTCCTGATGTATACACAGGCGCTCCTAATAGAGTTGAGCGTTACGGACAATACAACACAATGGATAATGACAGTGAGGTAAATGCCGCACTTGATATCCTTGCTGAATTTTGTTCGCAACAAAATCCTATTAACAAAACAAGTTTTAGTATCGACTTTAAAAAGACGGCTACTAATTCAGAAATTAAAGTTCTTGAACAGTATCTACAACAATGGACTAAACTTAATAACTTTGGCACACGCATGTTTAAAATTGTGCGTAACGTTTTTAAATATGGTGATGCTTTCTTTATTAGAGATCCAGAAACTACTAAATGGCATCATGTTGATCCAGCAAAAGTTGGCAGTATTATTGTTAACGAATCAGAAGGTAAAAAACCAGAACAATATATTGTTAAAGATCTTAATTTAAATTTTATTGACAACGTTGCAACAACACCATATACTACAAATGGAAATGCTACAGGCGGTGGAGATGGTTATCTAACTGGCGGTGTTCGTGGTATGGTTGGTAACACACAAACATCTGGTGCAAGTGCAGGACGCTTTGGCCATGATAAAATGAAAGAACATGCCATTGATGCAAAACATATGGTACATATGAGTTTGAGCGAAGGCTTAGACAACAATGCACCGTTTGGTAATTCACTATTAGAAGGCATATTCAAAGTATATAAACAAAAAGAATTACTTGAAGATGCTATTATTATTTACAGAACACAAAGAGCTCCAGAGCGTAGAGTATTTTATGTTGATGTTGGTAACATGCCAAGTCACTTAGCTATGCAATTTGTTGAGCGAGTAAAAACAGAAATACATCAAAGACGTATTCCAAGTAAAACAGGTGGCGGCACAAGTGTTATTGACAGTGCTTACAATCCTCTGTCAACTAACGAAGATTATTTCTTTCCGCAAACAGCAGAAGGACGTGGATCTAAAGTTGAAACACTACCTGGTGGTACTAACTTAGGTGAGATTGATGACTTAAAATACTTTACAAATAAACTAGTAAGAGGTTTACGTATTCCAAGTTCATACTTACCAGCCGCGGCACAAGATGAAGGTCAAAGCTCATTTAACGACGGCAGAGTAGGTACTGCATACATACAAGAGCTACGCTTTAACAAGTATTGCGAACGTTTACAGAACCTTATAGCTGAAGTATTCAACCAAGAATTCAAACGTTATCTATTAGAAAAAGGTATTAACATTGACATTGCAATGTTTGATTTGTTATTTCAACCGCCACAAAACTTTGCAAGTTATAGACAAAGTGAATTAGACAATCAGCGTATCGGTACTTTTGCACAGATACAAGCTGTACCGTTTATCAGTAATAGATATGCAATGAAACGTTTCTTAGGAATGAGTGATTCAGAAATTGCAGATAACGAACGCTATTGGAAAGAAGAAAATGACGAAACATTGTCAACAGCACCAACTGATGCTAGTGCAGAAATGCGTGGAGCAGGTATTAGTGGAGCAGGTATTGAAGGTGATCTAGGAGCAGATGCAGATGTTGCACCCGAAGGTGAAGAAGGTGTTGCCACAGGCGAAACTGGAGGACCAGAATCAGTAACAACACCAGATGCAGGTGGCGCAGGCGAAACTCCTCCAACCGAATAGGATAAATATTAACATGATACTAAGAGAATTATTTTATTTTGATAAAGAAACTATTGATCCCATTGAGGATAAGACTTACGATGCTACAGATGATAAAAGCATTGTAAATCGTGATGACACACGTAAAACACGATTAACATTACGTCAAATAAACAAAGCTCGCAAAGCATCAGAGTTACACCAAGAAGAAAAGCAAAAAGAATTAGGATTCATCCGTCAGATGTACGGTATCCAAGCACAACCTCAAGTATAGGATGTCTACTAATGACTGTAGCGTTTGTTATAGGTAATGGCGAAAGCCGCAAAGACATAGACCTATATCCACTTAAAAATTACGGTAAAGTATATGCATGTAATGCAATGTTCAGACATTTTGAACCGCATTACCTAGTTGCTGTTGATGTAAAAATGATACTTGAAATTAATCAAAGCAAATGGCAAATGGAACACGAAGTTTGGACAAATCCAAACAAACAGTTTCATTCCTTTCAAGGATTTAATTATTTTCAACCTAGCAAGGGTTGGAGCAGTGGCCCTACAGCATTATGGTTAGCAAGTACACACCCGCACGATACAATTTATATACTAGGATTTGATTTTCACGGATTATTAGACTCACAAGGTAACCGTAGTAAGGTAAATAACTTGTACGCAGGAACACATAACTATAAGAAACAAGGCGAACCTGCAACATACTTCGGCAACTGGGAAAGGCAAACAGCATCAACATGCGATGCACACCAAGGTAAGAGATATATTAGGATTGTAGCTGATAATGACGACTTTGTACCAAAACAGTTAAAGAAATGTACGAATTTATCTCACATAACAGTAAGTGAGTTTAAAAGATATTATGATTTTTAGACGGTTTGCGACTAAACGATTCGTTTTGACGCCGTTTTCCGTACATTTATTAAACATAGTGTAAATAATACTAGACAGCCTTACATATTAATTAAACATATAGGAGAAAACAATGGCAGACAATAAATTAGAGCAAATGCTCGAAAAACTTGTCAATAACGACCGTGCTGGCGCAGATGAACTGTTCCACGAATTTGTTATTGAAAAGTCACGTGGTATCTATGAAAAGATGCTAGAAACAGATTTAGAAGATCTTGAAGTCGATGAAGCAAAAGATGAAGAAGTAGATGAAGCGTCAAATGACGAAGAAACTAACGAAGCTTCAGATGAAGAAGTAGATGAGTCTTCAGACGACGAAGAAACTAACGAAGCAACAGACGAAGAAGTTGACGAAGCCTCTGATGAAGAAGTAGACGAAGCAACAGACGAAGAAGTTGACGAAAATTTCGGAGAAATTA